GTCGATATACCGTACCAGTATGCATACAAAAACCGGGTCGAATAGCGTTCCCAGCTAAAATAGGTTCTACTCTTAAAGTATTGTCTTCGTCCCCGTTCAACCTAACCGCGATCTCTTGGTCTGATTCGATAAGGAGGAATTGTTTTCCTTCACTATAACAGACAAAAGAACCGGCCCCAGGGGTAAAGGTCCCAGTTGGAAGGGCTACCCCCGACACAAACTCTAAAAATGTATCCGTAACACCTACAATTTCATAGCTACGAAGATAGGCCGTAGCGAAACCGTCAAAAATATCAAGGATATCATCTACTTGTACACCGTCCGAGCTAAAGACCCGGAATTGGGCGTTACTAGACATAGCTACAGTCTCAGTCACCCCAGAAAAGACCTGGGTGATGTCCCGAACGATAGTGATAGAACTGTTCGAAGCCAAGATAACGCTCCACAGCCCCTCGTTTAGAGGATCGAATGGCCCCGCCGTATCACCGATAGTGGTACCAGGAATATAAACATTATCCCCGGCTTGAATACTACCAAAAACGTTCCCTAGAGAGCTTGTAACGGTTACAGTGGCGTTAGCTTGGACAGTAAGGGTAAGTGTACCAGTTGCCACCGCCAAGGTCCTGGCCGTCCTGAAGACGGGGTTAGAACCACTGTTATAAACTAGCCGATATCTATTAGTATAGTTAGGGACCAAAGCTATACTAAAAGAGGTGGTGGAATCGTACCCTAGGACCTGCGTGCCGTTGAAGCATTCCACAGACTGTAAAGCCGGGATACTGTAGGGAATATTCCCTGGATTATTTACTATAAGGCCACCCAGTTGGCGGTTCCAGTCCACGGCCTTTTGGCGCGGATTGTTAGTAGCATTAGAATCTTCATACCCCAGTACGGTGTAGTTTATATTAAGCGTACCCATTGATATAAAGATTGTTACTATAACAAAAACCCCAACAGGAGAAAAAATAAACTCCTGTTGGGGAAAAGTGGCTTAAGGTTTATAGTCCTAGCCACCAAAACTATCTAACTTATAAAAACATTATACCACATTCTAAGGAAAAGTCTACTAAAAAGTATACCAAAAACCTTTTCTCTTCCCCTTGGATTGACCCTTCCCTTTTTCTAGCTGTTGTCCATACCACCCCGTCCCCGCCCCTTCTTCATATGAAGCCGTGTCTGTAGCCAGTTCCACTATCTTTTTCTTAGCCCAATTTTCTACGGTATAAACTCCGTCCAAATAGTCTTCCTTAGGAGTCACTACTGGGGTGTTCTTTACGTTAAACTTCCCCTTGGGGTCGAATTTATTCATAACCATGTAACGTAGGGCGTCTGGCAAGTCTTTGTTATCGTCGGTTACGTTATTGGTGATACGGCCTGCGGCGTCAAACTTCCATTTATGTTCATCTAGGTGTTTATATAAAAGGTCCATCATAGGATCTTCCCCTAGGTCCCTAACGAAAAAGAGTTCGGGCTCTTCCCCATTAGGGGATAGTTTCATCCTCACCACGCTTATACCACCCACAACGGAACCTGTGCCCTTCTTCCAGGCTTGCATATGCCATCCATGCTGTTTAAACATCTTGACCATCTTAGGATCTTCTGGGTCGGCATATACCTTAGGATCTAACCATTTATATGGTTCCGAGGTCTCTATTTGGGCATTAGGCTCAAGTTCTGTTGCGGCTTCAGCATATAGAACGAAACAGTTCTTCCCCCACACAAAGCCTATTACAAAGGCAAAGTAGTGGGAAAAACCAAAGTCTATGCCACCAATCCATTCCCCCATACTACCGATCTGCTTAACCAAAGCATCTTTAGACAGATCAGGGGACAATGAATCTTCCCCAAATATCTTTACATATGCCTGGGCCGGGGTGATCATATGGGACACTTTATCTAGGCGAGGATACACCTTACCGAATGACCCTGGCTTCCAACACAAGTGCTGGGCCTTGAACATTTCAAGGGTATTAACCTTGAATTGTTTTTGGACATAGGTGATACCTTTTAGGAACTTTGAATTCGAAGTTTGCTTTGTGGCTAAGCGGCCCCGACAAAAAGCAAACATTTTACATTTACTTAAACACCCCTGATAACCTTGGTCTTTTATATAAGTTTCTTTTTCTTTTTCAGGGAGAGAAGCATAGTTTTCCTCAGTAATAGACTTAAGGCTTTCATTGCTTCTGTAAATAGTAATTTTAGGTTTTTCAGGTTCGTGCCTGGAGGCTGGACACCTTTCAGTCACGTCCAGGGTGTTCCAGTGTCTTATAAGAAGGCCAGACACTGCTGCCCCGTCTATTTCCTGTTGAACAATACCTGTATTGGTCTTTCGAGTAGAGGTCAGCACGCTAACAGGCTCAGCATAGGTCCCATCGCTACGCATAACCTTGTCAGGGATGTTTTGGGCCTCTCGATAGACGTTAATGTTATCCATAACGTCTAACTCGTCCATAATAAGGATCCCGTGCTTACCATTCACGGACTGCATAGTAGCCACGATAACTTCACATACCGTGATTACTTGGGAGTAGGATTCTTGTTCCTTATCTGGTAGTGACTTCCATTCCTTTTCTTTTAGGACGGGTAGTTTGCTCTTGTATAGTAAGGAAAAATCTTTTAGTTCGGTGGGGACGTAGAAACAGACTTCGGTTGTTTCAATAGAATCACGTTGAACATACCCCATTAAATGGGGCTTACTAAAAAAGCCTTTAATGTATTTTTGGACGTTCTTGGATTGTTCCTTAATTGCGGCTAGGTGGACAACCTTCCCCCGCATATGGAGCAACAACATAACCTCGATTACGGATTCACATAATGACTTTCCGGCGCTTCGTCCAGAGTAATATAAAATCCTAGACACGTCCTCTTCACATCCATAGACAAGACTGGAATAGACTTCCCACACCATGTCTAAGGGGGTGGAATTAGAATCTTCATCTATGATGGTACCAGGGAGATCTAGGTCTAGGAAGGTATGAACCCAATTGTGGAGTTCTTCCCTTGTGGCCGGGGGAGTAAAGAGAGCGTCCCGTATTTCACGCTCTTCCCCACTAAGAACCTTTTTAGCCATTTTCTGCACCCTTCTTTAGGGCCTGGGTACGGCGAAGTTCTTCAAGTTCAACTTTCTTTTGCTCTGAAAGCTTCTTTAGAAGATTTGCTGTCGGGGGCTTTTCGGTTTCTTCTTCTTTAGGGGGATCGGCCTGCTTGGCCTTTTCCATCGGCTTAAGGAGGCTGTTCTCCCCAGCATATACCATAAGTGTGTCCAGGACGTTGCTGTACTGGTGGAAGTTCTTTATACCAAACTCTTCTAAAACAGTGGGATCTTTGGTTATCAAGTATTGGGCATATTTTTCTCCCATTACCTGATGAACCACCCCCAAGGCCGTCGTAAGGAAATCTATACCCTGTAATATAGTCCTGGCTAAAGAATCTTTAGCTTTATAGTATAGGTCTTGTAAATATTCTTCCCTCTGGCCGTGCCAATCCAAGGTAAGGGCAGTATTAACTAACTGGCCCAGGGATATAGCCGGTGCTTGTTCTTGGATAGTTTGGAGGGTTTTACCCTGTAAAAAGGAATTGAAGAGTTGGATCTGAAGTTCAGGAACAATATCAAATGAGTCTAAGACATTATCGCCGCTTTTTGCGAGAAACACCTCCAGGGCGTTTCTTTCTGATCGATTTAATAGTCCCAGCTTTTCTTGGTGGAGTAACATCTACTGGAAAGATTAGGCGGCCGTTAAGGTTGATCTCCATTTTCCAGCCTTTTCCTAGAATATAATCGATCCCCCACCTAAGAGGACCGAAGTCCTTTTTAGCAATATTGGCCGCGCCTTCCCAATTAAAAGTAAGGGTTTTATCTTCAATATTAACCAAGGCCTCAGACTTCTTTGCCCCATACTTAAGGATAGGCCATCCTTTAAGCTGAAGGATCTGTGCCTCGTGTAAGACACCAAACCTTTCGGTCAGATCTTTACACAGTAAAAGTTGCTGTGCCCAATCTAGGGATTTATAGTCTAAGTCCATTGGAACGCTCCTTAAATGATTCTATGAGGCTTTCCACCTTGGAACCGAACGGTGGCTTAAACATCTCACAATAGGTATCAAAAGCCTTGGATACTCCTTGGGACTCAGATACCTTGGATATACGAGAACTAATAGGAAAAGTACGATATTTAACCCCATATTTGGCACGCAGTTCTACAATACGATCCTTTATGTAGCCTGGGGAACCATAGATATCAACCCGAATATCTGCTTTAGGTAGCAGTTCTTCGGGGATGTCTATTACACAAGGGGTTGATTCCCTATCTTCATATTTATAGATTCTCTTACAGACCTTATTGGTTGAGATTTTAACCGGCTTTCCTCCTAGCAATAAAAGGAAGCGATCTTCATATTCGGAATCAGTTAAAGTCCTCCACCTTGGAGCCCCCACGTATAGAACTTTCCCCATCTTGGTAGGACCATGAATGTGCCCCGAGATAATGGTCTTGAAGGGTACTGCGTCTTGATCTACCCCATCCTTAGCATAAAATCCCTCTTGAAGTTTAGCTCCATCAAAGGTCTGATGACACCAAAGAGTTTCGCAGTCCGGGTTTTGTTCTTTAAGCTTTACAGCTTCTTGGATAAACTCTTTAGGATCGTAATAGTATGGCATCCCACACGATAGATCGTCAAGCCGACAAGGGCCGTCAATGACAACCGCTCCCTGGGTGTGGGATAACATGGCGTGAGGATGTCTAATAGACGGGGTATATTGATCATGGTTCCCTACAATAACAACGGGCTTAGATTTTACAATATCTTCAATTTGACTAAAAAGCTTGGTATAGTAGGATATAGTAAGAGTATTGACTACATCGTGATTATTATACAAATCCCCCATAAAGATAACCCGTTTAGGGGTGTATTCTTTACAAGTTTGTACAATAAGCTCGGCTAAAGATTCACAGTCCTTGATTTCTTGTGGGGTACAGTGGATATCCCCTATAATTAGACTCGGTATCAAATTTTCACCATGCGGACTTGATCTAGGGGAACGATGATGTAATAGGAATCGATAAGATTGGGGTTATTATAAGTATTCTTAGCCCACTCCTGAACACGACACTTATTATCTACAAAAATGGAATCCCCTTTTTTCATCATTACCTTAGCGTCGACCGTGGACATAACTCCGCTATCCGTCCAAGTATTCCCTACCAGGACTTCCAATTCTATGAGGGTATTAGAATTTCCAATAGATTGTCCTGTGGCGAGGTTAGTCTTGGGGGCCTCGGCCTTAGGGAAGGGCTTGGTGATTACATAATTTCCGTAAGATGTAAGTGACATTTTTTATTTACTTTCAATAAAGATTGACTTGCTATTTGGAGTAGTTATAAATTTAGGGCATCCTCGTGGAATTCCATACCACTTGTCACGTTCCAGGGTGGTTAGGTCCCAATTTTCAAGGCATCGGCTAAGGTATTTGGCTAGGATAAAGTCTGGAGTATCGCTACCATTTTCTAACAAATGTAAATTAATGAGGGATTGGAGTTGGGATTTGAAATCGGTTTTATTTTTATGTACACCATATTTCTCATTAAACTCTTTCTCGGTAAACTCCGTCCCCTCCACCCAAAACTCTTGACGCCCATCATATCCAATCCAAGCGAAACCGTCCAAACGGTGTAAAAGGCCGTTCTTATACCATCCTTGTGTCCCATTGGCCCCAATATAGGCCGGGCCGGAGTCACGATGGCGTTTATCTTCTCTAATCCATTCCTGACTCCCATTGGCCCGAATGATGGCCGGGCCAGTATCACAATGTAGTACCCCGTTCCAAAAATGATACTTATCACCCCTGGAATCTGTCCACCACCCATCATTAATCATGTTTTGGGCCACCTTCCACTACCAACTCTTCTCCTTCGGGCTCGGGTTCGGGACCAAAGAACTTAATAGCTTCGTCCCTTCCCTGGGCCAATACTTGTTCCAAGGTAATTCCTTTATTGCTGGCTATCAGCATAAGACCCGCCAACAACACACTGCCTGAAGCCACTACCTGGTTACCAGCCTTGTCCACATATGCTACAAGGTTAGTGTCATTGGTAGGACGGATATCTATTTTAGGGCCACGTATTTGGATCTGTGAGCTACTAAACATTTTCTTATTATACCAAAGCTGACTAAAAAAGTCAACCCCCGAAATCAACCCCTTTAAGCCTCAATACTTTATGTTCATAGGGGGTCAAAAACTCCAAAGCCTTCCTAACCTTCATCACGGTTTCATGTTCTTCTACCATGATATCGGGACGGGTTTCCACTGGGTCAGGGTATTCTGTAATAGCGGTGTCCCCTTCATTATCATCATCTTCAGGCATGATAGAATCTGAACTTACGGTAGAGGCTGCGGCCAACAAATCAGACATTTCTTCTTCTGTTACCTTTGGTAGAACCTTGATCTTCTTACCATTTTTCTCTTTAGGGGAAGTGTTGACAGCTACCACCACATCCTTAATATCGAACGATCCTGGGACCTTCCTAGAAATAAATTTATGGGCTCGGTACAGTTTTCTCTTATCGGCAGGGTAGAAGTGGATAAGGGTCTGGTTATAGTCTTCGATCAGATTCCCAGTCATACGCCCAATACACACGGCCCGCCAGGTATCGGAATATTCACCACAAAATTTATCAACACCATTGGTAAGGCCTTCCAGGGTGATTTCTACCAGGTCCATGAAGGTGAGGTGGCTTTGGGGGGTATTACGGCCAAAGCTAGTGGCCTTAGATATGGCGAGTGGAGCGTTGATTTCAATCAAAGCGTTTCGGGCCTTGATGACCTTATTATATATAGCCAGCAAGTCTTTAGGCTGTTGGAACGTCTTTGCTACAAGTTTAATAAACAAGAAATTTATGTCATATTTTTGAATCTTATCAACATCCCGAGCCTTGATACCGGGGGATATAGAAGCTGTAAAAACCGATTGACGCTCCCTGAAATAAGGCCGGGCTGCTAGACGGTTCTTCTTTTCATTTAAAATAAAGTCTAAGAAAATCCCATAAGCCTCCTCGACCTTCCCACTGTTGATAACACTGGTTTTCCATTCCTTTTCTAGGGATTGAAGTTCTTCTACCTGGGAGCGTTGCTGGGCCAGAACCTCCTCGTCGTTATCCATTTTACCATACTTGGCAATTTTAGCCTTTACCCTACCGGCAAAGAGTCTAAAATGTTCTTGATCTTCTGTAGACAACCAGTTATTGTTTGACATTTTATCCTAGTTTTAAATCCTCGTTACGCCAATCCCACACGGATATCTTTCCGGGTTTACCTATACCATAAAAACAAGCCATACAGTCTTTAGGGAAAGTGTTACCTTCAATAAAAGACAACCGCCCTTTCAAAAGCTTGGTTTCAGCATATGGTAGGACGTTTTCAACAAACCAATCAGTAACACCAATAGGCACCAACATTACTATAGGTTTATTAGTATTCTCAGAAAAAGTCTTATTAAAGAAAGAAAAGTCGTAGATATCACCAAAGGGAGGATTACAAAAAGCCACCCCACCTTTCTCCAAACAAAGGGAAAACGTACTTATTGAAGGAATGAGGCTTCCGTCCGTCTCCTTATACCATTGATCTCTAAGGTCTTGTTCGGTACCAGTCTTAAGGAATTCTTCAATATATTCCTTCCCTAAACACTTTACATACTGTTCATAGCCAGGCCCAAAAAACTCTTTGCATACCTTATTGCTGTTTACCGCAGCCAGATCTAATACGATAGGGCCAAAGAATAGTTGAAGACGATCTAGGAAGTCCTTGGGGGTTCTGAAGTCTTGTTTAGTATGCCCCTTATCCTTGCTTTGTTTGGCCATCTACCATATACCCCGTAATTAAACAAAGTTTTTCAAAAAACTCATTAAGTTCACTTCTCGAAACATTTTTAAAGACTTCTTCAACCTTGGTTTTACATTCTTCTGAGAATTTTTCTCCGTGAAAATCACCAATCAGTCTTAGAGCAACTATATCCAACCGGCTTAAAGTAAGTGCCCCATATGTAAAGTCCTCAAAAGCTTCCCATAGGAGAGGAAAACCAATATAGACAAATTTAGCTAAAACTACGGCATATTTTTGGATCTCATATTGGGCGTGGGAGTCCATTCGAAGGTTGATAAAATGTAATAAGTTATGTAAATCCATGGTCCAGATCATGGTAGTATACATATTTACTGGCAAAAGCTCCCGGGCCGTTTCCCTGGCTATACCTGATTCAATCAGTCCAACATAAGCATCAAAGGCTTCAGCCGAGTTTAAGGCTAGAGTCTCTTGGGCCTTGATCTTAGTTTCTTCCGGTAGTTCCCCGTCCGACCCTTGTTTATTTACTTTAGACTGGGCCTTAATAGCATCCAGGGTAGGGACGTAGAATTCACATTCAAACTTACTATACCGTCCTGAAAACTCAGAAAGTTTGGCGGTACGATGCCGGACCCATTGACGGGCAATGAAAATCGGCATCTTGACTTGAAACTTCATTTGAACTTGTTCGATAGGGGATGTATGCCTATTCTTTACAAGGTGGCGTATAAGGCTTTTTGTATCGCTGATTTTTTGTCCAGCACTGATACTAGCCCTAGCTGCCCGAACGATCTCGTCGTCATTCCCCATATAGTCGATCAGGGTTATGTACCCGTGATCTAAGACGGGATATTGGACACCTAGGACATCTTCAAGGGCGGGGTTAGAGGGACGGGGCATGGAATTCCTTGTTTGATTGTAGGTAGAAAGTACATAAATACCTGGAGCAATTAAAGCCGAACCTTGGAAGCAGCTATACTTCCACACCCGTGGTATATTCCTTTTCAGTATAATCCTTCTTAACCACTTCCCACTTCACGTCCTGGCAATCTTTTTCTAAAACAATCATATTAAACTTATTCTTATTCAGGAGGTAGAGTTCATACCCAAACCACCCCATAAGAACATAAAGATTTATAAAAAGAATAACACTAACCATTACTTAGCCTCCATTACTTTTACTGGTCCATAAATGTCGTCAAGAACTTCTCTATGTGCCCGACCTTGATTGTATAATGGTAACACGTTTTTGACGCAATAGCAAGCATAAACAAAGTCTTTTTTATTTTCAAACAACCTAGTGCCACGCCCCACCCCCTGCCGGATCCTGGTTTCAGAACAATTTCCAAACAAGTCAACAATTAGTGATACCGACTTAATATCGCTACCCATCCCGATACAAGATGTCCCCACTAGGACGGGGAATTCACCATCGTCAAATCGTTGTATTAGATCGTAGGTGTCTGATTTATGGTGTTCTTTAGGGACGAGATGTTTATTATCTTTAGTTACCCCACCATGGGCAAACATGGCTTTTATGTTTAATCCATGATCCAACAACCATTGGAATTGAAAGATTTCATCTACCAAGACTAAAGCCCTGCGCCCCTTCGCTACCGCGCTATGTATGAGTTTTACAGCATGTTTATATATCAGGGGATTACGATGGACGTGGATCCGGGTAAGGTTCATAACATCTTTGGATGATATCTTCTTTATCTTTTCCTTTCCGGTAGGTGTGATTTCCTTAATTTCGTTTCGTTCATTCGAATCTATCGTAAATTGATAGAAGTTAGGTGGTGATAAAAATCCTTGTTCCACCCCGTCCTTGACAGACATCCTAAGCAATACATCTCCGGTAATGGCTTGGAGTAGGGGGCTAAGGCCATCGGTACGCATCTGAGTCCCCGACACGAAACCACGGTATGGAACCATTTCCATAAGCCCCATAGTGACGGACTGAAGCTCATCCGGGGGACAGGTATGGGATTCATCTACTATTAGAAGTTTTTTAGCCCGTAAGTTGTCATAGTGTTCATCCCCAGGCTTAACCAGGGACAATGACTTAGCTACAGCCACGGTAATAAGTTTATCGGATTGTTTCTTACCGTCAAAGAATTGGCCAACTTTGCCTTTTCCAAAGTGTAGGATGAAGTCCCGGATAGTGTTTTCTGCAATGTTGAGGGTAGGTGTAACTACTACTGTTGGTAGACCGATCTCCTTCGTAACAAGGATCTCTATAAAAGTCTTCCCCAGCCCCGTAGCAAGCTCCACGGCCTTAGGTAGGGCTGTAGGTACAGCCGGGGCAAAAAGCTCTGTGGCCTTCGACTGGTACCACCTAGGACTACGGGCCGGAGGGGTTGCCCAGGGGATTACCCCATATTCGGGGAGGGGATAGGACACCACTACTTTTTCCCCACATATAGTCTCTAGGACAGACGCTATACCAGAATATGTCCAATACCCCTCCTTATCCTCGAATAGGAGAGTCTTGGATTGTTGATCCTTTAAATCGGAAATCTTTTGTACCAGGTCGCTACGGCTATTTTTATTAAAGAACCAGTGCCGAGACCATTTCTTTCCACCCTTTTCCCATTTAACGTCCTGGTCTAAGATGTTTTTCCACATCTTAATAGAATGGTTTAGCCTTTCGTCAGTATAAGCCAGATTTTCCCTAAGCCGATCTAAGATTTCTGGGGCAACGTCTATACGAATTTTTACCGGGGTGACTAAGGTTAGGGACATACAGCGCCTTTACCATAAATCTTTACCTTACGGGTTCCACGTAGAAGGGCTTTAAAGAAAGTGTTTACTTTTGCCATAGCAATTTCGTTTTTAGTATAGAAAATAGCTTCGTAACTCAAAGTGTATGGCCCTTCCTCGGCTTTAACCCAGGACAACTTAAAGACCTTTTCCCCAGCCGTCCCATAAAATATCCATTCACACAGATTCATTTCTACTTTAGGGTTACCTAGATTCCACTTTAGACGCACCAGTTTCCTTCGAAAAAAGGATTCAGGTAACAGCCAGTTTTCAATCAAAAACCTAGGGTTCTGGACGATGGGGATCAGGGGGTTGGTCATTTGTTCTTATAGTAATCAATTAATGGTCCAAAAATTAAGATAAAAATACACACGGGGAAGGCTATAGCTAAACTAATAATAAGTTTAATCGTTTCAATAACAGATTTCATCGGTTTCGGATCTTTTCCCAGGCGGTTATGATTTTATCAATCACAACCATGTTTTCTAAGCAGAACTTATCCCCAAATACTTCCTTACCAACTTTATTAAATTTAATTAAGTTGAAGTTTTTGTTATTTTTAGAGAGGTTGTTCTTTCCATACTTCTCATTAAACTCTTCCTCGGTCAATTCCCGCCCCTTCACCCACCATTCTTTATACCCATCGGCCCCAATATAGGCCGGGCCATCTAGGCGGTGTCTACCCCCGTTCACCCACCATGCTTTATATCCACTACTGCCCACATAGGCAGGGCCATCTAGGCGGTGGTATTTTCCATCCTTAAACCATGCTTGGCCCCCATCGGCCCAAATGCGGGCCGGGCCGTCCAGGCGGTGTAAAAGGCCGTCCTTATACCATGCTTGACCCCCATCGGCGTAGATAATGGCCGGGCCGGAATCACAATGTAGAAAATCATTTTTATAATGGAGACGGTCGCCATTTTTTTCTGTTACCCAGCCGTTTTCGATCATTTTAGATAAATCTAGCCTTTCCGTCTACGTTTTCGATTTCGACTACTTGGTGAAATAGTCCCTGGAATTCACTAGAATGATCTACCACTAGTACCAGCTTATTGCAAGCAGAATCTGCTAACATTTCCAGGCAAGATTCTTTATCGGTTCCAGAAAGGCCGTATAACGACTCGTCTAAGATCACCCATCCAGGATAAGATCCCCGGCGACGGCTAATAACATCCCCCCAGGCCAGATCCACGGCCAGATCTACCGAGACCTTCATCCCCCCAGAAATCCCGGCCTTGAACCCGATTTTGTTTCCCCGACTGTATAGGACGGGGGTAATACGGGCTGCGATGTTCCCATTTTGGGCTTCTTTTTCTGTTTGGAATTCAATACTTAGGTGTCTTACGTTGGCTACCCGTCCCAAGATATCATTGGCAGAAGAACTTATTTCGGCCAATACTTCTTCGAAGATACCACCCAAAAAGCCCTGGCGACCAACCATGGCTACTAGGTCGGACTCAAAATTGAATTTAGTCTGGGTATCAAGGATTTTGGCTCGGATACTTTCAATTTCTTTTTGGTTGGTGACAATATTCTTTACTTTAGAAACAAGATCGATCTTTGTTCTTTCCAGGTTAGACATCTGGTTAAAAATGTTACTATTTTCGGTATTATATGTACCAACAATAGCATTAAGGGTCTTAAGGGCGGTATCAATACTTGCTACGTCTACCGGGGCTTTAAAGTCAGCCTTAGCTAGATTTTCTTTTTCTTTAAGTACCTTTAGTTTCTCTTTCTTAGAAGATTCGAATTCCAAACGAATCCCAGTTTCTTTTTCCTTGTACAATAGAATATCGTTTTCAGCTACAGCTATACCGGGGTTCTTTTCAAAGGCGGGGTATTCCCCCGCTTCTTTTTGTAGGGTGCCTAGACGGGACTCTTTCTCTAAGAGATCTTTTAGCTGGTCATTAATCCTTTTGCCTTCTACCTTGATATCTTCCAGTTTCTTCTTAGAAGACTCGGTAGCCCATGTTTGTTCACATGTGGGGCATATCTGGGCTTGAATTTTCTTATATTCATCCTTCAACCGGGCGATTTCTTGCTGTAGACGGGGTTTTTGCCGGAGTTCTACTTGGATTTTAGATATGGACTGTTCTATAGTATTTTTCCCAGAGTTATGGGTAGACATCCTTACCCCGTCCTCTTGGATCATCTTTCGGAGGTCTTTTTGTAACGACTGGATCTTATCCCCTAAAACACCTAGCTCCATGGGGGCAGCCATAGAACTAATTTCCAGTGCCTGGTGTTGGATCTCACTAAGGATTTGGGTGAGGGCCTTAGAATTTTCTTGGACCGCAGATTTATATTCGTTCTGTTTTAAAACAATAGCGTTTTGCGTCTGTTCGATTTTTTCATGTAACAGGGACTGATCATTTTTAAGCTTTTCAATTTGGGATACTATACTTTCGATTTCTTGTTCTAGTGGGGCAACATCGCCGCCGCCCCTTAACTCCAACTGTTCCAATACCCCCTTCTTTACACCAAGATCTTTTTCTAACGTTGATATAACCTTTTGAGCCTCCGCAGCTACTAGTTCATATTTATATAAATCTAACAACTTAGATAAATATTCTTTTTTCTCAGAATCTGAAAGTGCTAAAAATCTCCCAGGTTCGCCTTGGGGCCGATAAGTAATAACGGCCCGAGCCTTTTCATCTAGTCCAAAGATTTGATCTAGCTGGGATTCAGCGGCCTTCCCCTTTAGACCCTTTACTAAACCATTACCAGTTAGACCTAACCCCTTAGCCCTAGTAGCCGTGTATAGGTTATCCCCGGCCTTCCAACTTACTTTAACACTAGGTAGATCTTCCGTATGCCAAGACTGGAGTTCAGTAGCAGGATAAGGACACCCCCCCATGACGTACGAAATAGTATTCAGGGCAAAACTCTTCCCACACCCCGATCCTGATCCAGTCTCTTCTACCTTGCCCTTAAACAGGCACATACCAGTTTCAGGCAAGGGGAGTTTGTGAGATCCTACGAAAGGACCAAAATTTTCTAGTTCAATGTCTGTTAAAGTATGTATCATTAGCTATAGTTCTTGTTTGTTCCGGCCAAAGGATCTGCCTTAGCTATACGTTCACGCATAATACGTTCAATATCCGCAGGACGTTCTACGGCGTGTCGCATAGCTCCATTGTCTAGGGTTTCTTTTACTAGGGTTGATTGAGGACCTGAAAACGCCCTTACCATTATATAATTACATTTACATATAAGGTCTGTAACAGGTATTTTATCAAAAGGTTCACTAGAAAGCAACCTTTTAGTTTCCCAGCATTTTAGGCACTTTAAATTATATATAGGCATCTACGTCCTGTCGTTAGGATCAAACTCCCTAGCAGCCCGATCATAGTCCTTAGCATCACGGGCCTCTTGCCTATCAACGGCTTCTACCCGAGGCTGGACAACTATACCACCCAAAGTCCCCAAACTAGTGGCAATACTAATGGAATTTCGGAGGGCTTCTTTCAGGGCTGGTGTAGAATCCAAAATACCTTCTTTTAGCCCACTAACAAGCTTTCCTTTAGCAACGTCAAAAGTCTTGGCCTTTTTAGGGTCAAGTTTCCCAGTAACGGACATATACATTTCATTAATGTCTTCACTTACTTCCAAGCCATCAGGATTAGATTCCGTCTTTTCTACCTGGGTAACATACCCCGCATTAGAATGTAGAACCAGGAGTGGAGCTACTAATACTTCATTCAAGATCTCATTATAGATTTCAATATCTAGCGGAGTCCCATTCTTTAGGGATTCTTGTAGTTTTTGCCTCAAAGCAAGGAGAGTCCATCCACCCCCAATAATACAACCATGTTTGATCGCCCCACGAACAGCGCACACGGCATCTTCGGCCCGGTCCCGACGCTCTTTTAGTTCACCGTTGCTAGATCCCACGACACGAAGCTTAGCCAGCCCCCCGGACAACTTACCGTACCGTTCTTGGTGATAGATTCGGTCATATTGAGATTCAGCAGCAGCAATAGAAGCTTTAATTTCATCGGCCCGAACCAGGACCTGTTCAGGATCGGCATAACCAACGATATTGCTACGATACCTGTTACATTCAAAAAACTTAACCCCTTGAGGAACCAATACCCTAGTCTCGGGGTCATCATCCTTCCAATACAGATTCCCGATGTCGTCTTCTTTTAGATCGTCCAAGGATTTAGTTACCCCTGGATCAAAAATACTAGCCCCAGTAATAGCGGCCAAATCTTCTAGGAAGTATGTCTGGGCATTAAGGATGGCATCACGATTAGGGATAAGGGCGGGGAAGATATTGAGTTGAGATCCATCCCCCCAAACACTGGCTAGGTTGGCAAGAACATTGTCCCCGTATCCAGCGGCATAAACAACCAGGTTAGGGGTCTTAATTTCCCCAGACATATATCCGACCTGAAGCTTCATTAACACCCTAGATAAAGCATTCCAATCGGAAATCCGGCCATTGAACAAAATAAACATCGGCTTATCAACCATAACCCGTTGATTTGCTTGATCATTAATGAAAACTGGGAAGAACTTTCCACAAGATTCTTCAAAACCTGTAAGAACCGGGAATCCTTCTAGTTTTTCTACTTCATATCCAAACGGGCCTGAAGACTCAAGAATAGTAACATTCCCATCGTCACCGGCTATCTCATAGCACTTGATTACAGCTTCGGACAACTCTTTGTCACCATTGGCCGAAATAAGGGCGACCTGGCGCAAACGCTCTTTTCCTTGGGGAGTAGAAAAATCACATTCCAGGGAAAAATCAGAAATCGAAGGTTCTAGGATTTCTTTCCAAATCCGGTTAATGGAGTGGATTACACGGATAGGAGGGGTGTGGGGATGGTTCTTACAGAATTCATGTGTTTTTCGAAATAGAATTTCAGACAGAATAGTAGCCGTGGTCGTCCCATCCCCGGCTTCATCGGCGGTACGGACACTGGCATCACGCATAAGTTCTAACACGGCCTGCTTACAAGAATCTCTAAAGCCCAGAGACCGGAAAACAGTAACCCCGTCCTTGGTCAAGACTGGTGGGAGGTTCCACTCTTGGCGTTCGATAGCTACGGGGCGTCCACCTGGGCCGAGGGTAGACCCGACCAAACGGGCGATTTCACTGGTGCTATCAAGCAAAATCTTATCAAGCTTAGCTCCCCTCGAAACCATCTCTTTGTAGGCTGTGTGATTCTTAACATATTCCATGAAACGGATTATAAGTCTTTTAACGTAAAAAGTCAATAGTCTTTTTGCATCAAAATCGGGGTGTAAAGTTACTTTACAAGTTGTAAAGCTTCTTTACATCTTCAAGGTTTTTTCATTTTATTATACCATGGTTTTCTGGTAAATCAAGCCCAAAAGTATGGTTAATATAAAAAACATTAAGTAAAGTTTTTATCGTCGGTGGGCGACTGGTAAAAAGCCGGGGGAAAATACCCCCTAAAAGCACCGCCATTGTCAATAGGCTTAAAGCTGGGGCCGGTTTGATGGCCGGGGAATAGCGAGATAGCCAAGACGTTTTGGGACGCCTTATAAGGGCTGGGAGAGCGTTTAAAGCGTTTCGCCCCTTTTTAAAAGTAAAAAGTGTAAGCAAGGTTACAAAACCCGTTTTTCCCCTCTTTTTTGAACTCTGGATCTTTTCTGAATTTTTTAATAGGGAAATATATGTGTCATTTTTTTTAGCACTTTTCAGCTTCCTTGCGCAGCGAGGAAGCGTGGGTGTGGTTATACTACGTACTACTACTCCGTGCTTGGTGCTTGATCTCAGATCTTTTCTTATCTTAGATCTATATCTAAGATCTAATAAGGAGTGAAGTGAAATTCTTGCGTAAAAATTGCCTAAATTGGGCAAAATTTACGCAAAACTTTTGGGGTTTGGGCAAAATTTACGCAAAAGTGGGCAAAATTTACGCAGTTTTATTTAACTCTCGGTTCTGGTTTAAATAAAGATTTTGGGCAATTTTTACGCAAGATGGTTGCAATTGGTTTTTGGGTGTGGTATGATCTGGGGACAGTGAATGGAGACCACCCCCACAAACCCCTACCTTGGCCTACACGAGGATTCTTTCCTACGGCTCCCCCCGGCCCTTATTCCCCGTGCCAGAGACCTTGGATATTCCCCTAGTGAAATTTTATGTATCTTGTTTATATTAACTAAATCTAAAATGAAAGATACTTCCCTAAAATTGACCCGAGAAGAAGTCGAAACCTACACCAGGGTTTCCAGGAAAACTGTAGCCAATTTTTTCTATAACATGGAAGACCTTGAGTTTATAGTAAAAGAGTCTAAGGGCCATTATAATATTTCTGGTCTTGTTCTACATCTATCCAGAAAGACAAAAGAATAATCATGTCCATAGAAGATATTCGTAAAATTTGGCATACTAAAACCAAGGGGGGGATCAGCATCCAGGAATCCCTTTTGTATGATGCACTGGTCCTAAAACTTGGGGATAGTTTGGATGAGGAACTTCGGGAATTTTTTAACGACAACCGCAAGAACCGCCACGCCACTTTATACGTAGCTTTGGAAGCTATTGAAAAGGGTCACTCCACCCCCGCTGAAAAAGAACTGGTACAAAATACCACGGTCGCTCCTTCGGTTAATATCTATGGCGATTCCAGGACCGAATCGCCCGAGCTTAAAAATAGTTTCGAGGAGATTTGGGTGAAGTGGCCCGTAAACCATGAATACCCAGATAGAAAGGCTAAGGCATGGGACTCCTTTCGTTCCGCCGTAAAAGAATATGGGGTAGACAAAATTCTAAAAGTAGCCCAGGTCTATATCCTAGAAATGTCCGACCCTTCCCTCGGGATCGTTCATGCTAAAAAGATGTCCAAGGCTTTCATAGACGAGGACTGGATAGAAATGTATTTGGAAAAGGCCCGGTACGATGATGGGGGGGTAGCTAAAACTTATTTTGATGTGTTTTGGGATATCTACCCCCCATTTTCGGGGAAGACTCGTCAAGACGTACTAAGGGATTCTTTTACATTCTTCCGTAGATTCTTCAATGAAGAAGATATGTGTGATATGTATTCTGCTGTAAGGTATATGAGGGATAAATGGAATCCCTCCAAAGATTCGTCTGGTCAATTCAACCTTGGATTTATTAAGTTTATGGGGCAGTGGCGTGAATATAACACAATGACCCAAAAAGGGGATCTTATCTTTGAAGCCGCTAATACCGTGTTTATTGAAAAATGGGGGGAAGATCAATTATACAACAATTACGAGGGATGTGTGGAAGAACCCCATATGTTTGGGAACGGTAATTCTTATAACACCCTTCATTCCGTGATTACTTCGTATTGTAACGGTTCCCTACTAGAAGCCCAAGGTATTCGGCCTACGTTAGAGGTGATTAACCGAATAGTAGAAAAAGTATATATGCTACGGCGTAAGCGAAGTGAATTTTTGTCTCTAAGTGGGGATGAAAATGTTGATTATGGTTTAGTATCAAAGATTTATAGTTTATGTAAGCAAAAAGTGTTATGCAAACCGGTTAAGGGATGGGACTTTTCTAAAGGAGAACCACTTGACTTTTGTATAGAAAAGGGGTTAATGTACGGACATGAAAACTTTGATAAGGAGAACAAATGAAAGACAGTAAAAATGACGTGGTAGCGCTAGCCTCCCAAAAAATTAAGAAGATTTTAGGAGAACTTGGGGATGATGCCACACGGGTTGAAGCATTATTCCTAGCCGGATATTGTCACTACTGTGGAAAAAACAAGTTTAAGGGACATGGCTGTAACTGTGGTAGGTAATCGTGGCTAAAAAGAATGGCTGGGAGACAGACTCTTACGGTAATAAATGCCATTATCGGAACGGGGTTTGTCACTGTGACTTCGGCCCGGCCATTCTTCGTGAAGATGGGGGCCAAGCCTGGTACAAGGATGGCCAACTACACCGCTTAGATGGCCCTGCCTATGTTGGACGTAATGGTGAAAAAGAATGGTATAAGGACGGACTTAGACACCGAGACTTCGGCCCGGCTATCGATTGGACCGATGGAACTAAGTTTTGGTATAAGGAGGGGCTCCCCCATAACGAAACAGGCCCGGCCTATATTGGGGCCAGTGGAACGCTGGGGTGGTATATAAAGGGAAGTGCTTTATCCGAAACTGAATTTAATAAAAAGTATGGGGTGAAAAAAGTGACTAAAAAGAAGCAAACTGAAAAGATGTGGGTAGTATGTCTTGAAAATAATATAGGGTCTGGAAAATACTATTGTTATAACACTCCAGAAGAGGCCGTTAAAAATTATATAGAAGATGAATGTTTGACAGATAAGGACAATAAAAGTATCTTGTCTGTATATGAACTAAATGCCCCCGTAGCTAAATTTGAAGTAACCCCACCTGTCCTAAGAACTACTTTTAAAAAAATCAAATAAACAATTTAACAACAAACCAAAGGATTTAAAATGACCGAAGAAACGTACAAAGCAAAGCAACTGAAGCGATTTGAAAAACTCGATACCGACTGGAAGACCAATCAGGAACAAAACTCAGAAGAAAAGCTCCGACAAGCCTATAATGAGGTTTGTATGGAAGTCTTTAAGAACAAACTGGCCAAGAAGGTTGATCCCCAGCTTAAGGAACTCCGGGAACAAATCAAGACTGCCGCAGCCGGGTATAATGAAGTTATCAAGGTCGGGGAAATTCGGGCCGAGTATATTATCCAGGTTCTTCAAAGCCGGGGTGTAGATGTTCCGGGGCTGGATGAGATCCTGGAATTCGCCGAGAACGGGGGGAAGGGTGGAAACCCGGCCGAATAGTCTAATTAAGTTTTCCAATCTGAAAAAGGTGGCTAAGTATTTTTACAAACGCCACCCATCTCATTCCAACCGAATCCATACCGTAGAAGTGTCTCCAGTCCTTCAAGGATATGTAATAGCTTACTATCGTAAAGATTCACCCGTATCCGTCCCAAGGTTTTTTGTAGAAGAAGTTTTAGAAATCAATATTTTAAAGGAAGAATAAATGGAAAATGAATTGTCATCCCTCACCCTAGATCAACTTGAACGTAGAAAACATGGCCTTAATAAGAGCATCGGCAATCTTAATGTAGAGATTATCGAACTCCACAAAAAAAAGGCCCGCTATGAAAAAGCCTTAGGATGTCTTGTTCCAGGTGACAGCCTTTATATCCAGGCTAAAGAACTTGTCGTAAGTGTTCAAGGAAATATCCAAAAATGGAATCACAAGCTGAACCAGGTAAGTAGTTGCCTGATTAATACTATCGATGAGATTAAGGTAAGGAAACTTAAGGAAGATTCTAATAAAGCTTTCTTGGATGGAATGAAGACCTTTGATACTAGTTATTTGTTTAACCCCGGCCTGAAGATCCCTACATATCCAAACTATTTCCTAGAAAAGCCTCCGTATATTTATTATGGTTATGACTGGGGCTATACTAAACCAAAAACTGTCAGCATCTCCACCCCCAGGCCCGCCCCAGTAGATCTTACTAAATATCTAGTCCCGATTGGAAGTAAGGTTAAATTTATCACGAATGGTATTATTAAGGACGGGGTGGTGTGTGGCACCCACGAACTGTATCACGACACGAAACTGGACCTTGCCAAGTCTGGAGTAATGATCTCTTCAGATGGAGAGAGCTATGGTGAATTTCCCCTTGATAAAAACGGCGTGTATCTGGCCGACACATATTCAGGATCCCCACACCAAAACATCGCATGGTGGACCGTTAAGGACTAATGGAACGCATCTTATCCCTGGATGTGTCCACTAAAACGGGATGGGCTGTAATGGAAGGAGACTCTAATAAAATAGAACTCAAACATTATGGCCTTTCCGAGCTACCCATTACCATATCCCAGTATGGTCCATATCCCTGGTCCTATGTTAATGCGGCCAAGGCTCTGGTAGAGGGTCTGGTGCAACTAGTGATAGAATTCAGGCCGGATGCTGTAGTCATAGAAGAGACCAACAAGGGCCGTAACCGGTACTCCCAAAAGGCCCTTGAATTTTTCCACAACACCCTCCTCCAGCACCTGGAAAAGTTTGGGGGAGGATCTTTGATTCCTCACGTCCATTATATAAATACCATGGACTGGAGAAAATCCGTGGGCTTGGCTTTATCCAAAGAACAGCGCCAGGCAAATACACGCTTGCGCTCAGCATCAAAATGTGCTAAAATGTCTGGTATTAAAGTTGATAAAAAATCTTTAGGTATCAAAGGTGAAGTGACCCCCAAGCATCTAGCCGTCGCCTTTGTAAATGAAAATTATGGGCTTAACTTTATCGTAAAAGATAATGATATCGCCGATGCTATATGTATGGGAACATCCTACCTTAAAGGGGTGAAACTTTGCAACGGTAAATAGCTGGAATTGTTGAATTTTTTAACTAAAAGTATATATAAAGAAACTTAGTTTGTAGAAGGGTAATCTATTAAGAATGCGTCCATTTTCTAACCTAGCCAATGTTGTAACAACCCGTACTTATGCTCGTAAGACTATCACTGGACTTGAAAGTTTCTATCCAGATATGGTAGATAGAGTTATAGGAGGGAATGTTAGGGGGCACAATGTAGGTGAAAATGAAATTCAAAGGTTGAGATATTACCTCTCGGAACGTTTGGCCGGGCCTGCTGGACGGGGTTGGTGGATGTCCGGTACAGAGGCTCAGTTCAAGCTAGGTGGGGCGGCGTTGGTAAATTGTTGGGCCATGGCTTCGGATTGTTGGGAGAATTGGGTAACGGCCCAAGACCTTTTGATGTTAGGGGGCGGGGTTGGGTGGTCTGTTGAATCTAAATATGTAGAAAAACTGCCAGAAGTAAAAGAAAATGTGTTCATCCACCATAAACTTACCAAGGATGCGGACTTTATTGTTCCTGATTCCAGGGAAGGGTGGTGTGAACTTACTCGTCGCGTGTTAGAATCTTATTTCGTAACCGGAAAGAGTTTTAGTTATTCCACGGTTTGTATCCGTTCTGCTGGAGAACCTATTAATGGGTTTGGTGGAGTAGCTTCTGGGCCTAGGGCCTTAGTTGTAATGGTAGAAAAGATTTGTGCTATTCTATGTTCTAGGCAGGGGATTAAGCTCAGGCCTATTGATAGTGCTGACGTTACCTGTTGTATCGGGGAGATGGTTGTATCAGGTAACGTCCGAAGGGCGGCAATTATTATTCTTGGCGACGCATCTAATAAAAACTTCCTAAAAGCCAAGCGTTGGGACCTTGGATCTATCCCCACTCAAAGAGCTATGGCTAATTTCAGCGTGGTAGCCGATGATGTGGACCACGACCTACGCCCCTTGTTTTGGGAGACATATAAGCAAGGGGAACCATTTGGTATCGTCAATGTCTCTAATATCCAGAAATATGGCCGGATGGGGGAACTGAAAAAGGACACGGCTAATTGCGTAAATCCTTGCCAACCGGGATGGGCTACTTTAAAGACTCCTAATGGTGAATATACTATGGGAGAGGCTAATATCGGAGATACCATTTGGTCAGGGAAGCGGTGGACAAAGATTATTAATAAACAAAAAACCGGTATTAAACCAGTATTTTCCTATATTACTAAAGGTGGTGTGTTTATTGGAACAGAAAACCATAAGGTTGTTAGTAAGGGGGTAAAAATTGAAGTATGTAAGGTTAATAGTATTGATGACTGTGAAGGCAATACACACCAGATCGATAGTGTCATTTTTAACCAGATTGAACCCGTCTATTCTATTACAGTAGACGACCCCGACCATACCTATTGGACTGGTGGATTGTTAGTTGGGAATTGCGGCGAAGCCACCCTTGAGATCGGCCGTAGCTTCCCTGGGATTACTGGTTCATCTACCGAACCCTGTAATTTGACCGAAATCAACCTGGGGGCTATTGAAGACCCCGCCGAATTTGAAGAAGCGGCTAGATTGATGCACCGATGGAGTAAGCGGGTTACATGTGAACAATATCACTGGCCCCAGGCCGATGAAGTGATTAAGCGTAACCGAAGGGTCGGAACGGGTATTACTGGATGTGTTCAAAACACAAAGCTGTTTAACCCCGAGATGTTGGATCGGATATATGCCGCTATCCAGGATGAAAACGTAAAATATTCTAAAGAACTGAATATTCCCCCAAGTATTAGGACTACGGTTATCAAGCCATCGGGTACATGGTCTAAGATGATGGATTGCGCATGTGAAGGCATTCACCCCGCTTATAGTAGGTTCTTTATTCAACGTATCAGGCTTTCCTCTAATGACGCCTTGGTTGGAAAGCTACGGGAGGCTGGACACTATATCGAACCCCAAGTCCGTTTGGATGGAACCTACGATCCTTCTACTGTTGTAGCCGACTTTTATGTAAAGACTCCCGAAGGGACGCCTTGTGCCGATAGTGGCTTTGATACCTGGAAACAACTAGATGCCATTAAGATGGCCCAGAAGCATTGGGCTGACCAGTCGATTTCTGTTACGGTATATTATAAAGACGAAGAAATTCCCATGATTCAGGACTGGCTAAGGTCCAATCTAAAAGAGATCAAAACCGTATCGTTCCTAAGGCATTCTGGCCATGGATTCAAGCAGGCTCCAAAGGAGGCTATTACAGAAGAACAATATGAAAAGTTGTCCGCTAAAATTAAACCATTGGATATTAACAATGTTCAAGAGGGAAGTGATTTGGAGCTAGCAGATTGTGCTGGTGGAGCATGTCCCGTTCGCTGATCAACATGACCAAATATAAACACAATAGATTTATATGTTCCTCTTCCCCTGAAGACATGACCGAGGGTTATGCTAGAATCATAGCTGACCCTTATGGACCAAATTCAAAACTCTTTCAATTATCTATTTTTAATACGATAGAAGAAGCTATAGCCCTAAAGAATAAGATCCAAAAGATATGTGAAGACGAAGATAAAATCCCCTGGCGAGACATGTGTCAAAGCTGGACCTATCCTATCAAATATATTTATCATTATACTATAGAAATAGTTCAAGAAAATATAACTTGTACTAACACTGTTGAATTTGTAGAAAGAATAACATGACTAAAAAATTATTTACATTTAAAGACGCCTGGATATGGACCGTGTTGTTTGCCGCAGCTCTGGGAGCTATTTTGGTGGCTGGATTTTCCCATGACCTAGTGGGCGGCCTTATTGTGGGGGGGACGGCCCTTTCCATCGAGATCTTTACTACATACAGGTATATCCTTCGGTATGAATGGAACAAGGCATGGAATTCGGCCCCTAAGATCGGGGAAAGTTTATGGCCCATGGCTGTGTTTTGTGATGGGGCCGATATAGGCGAAGAAGAATATTACATGATAACTGATACAGTTAATACCCTTATGGATAATTGGTACGATTACATAGATCAAAAATACCCCGACCATAATATCCAGTTAAATAACCCAGAAAAATATCTGTCCGGTGGTTCCCTCCACATAGTAAAAGAGCCCTTTACCTTAGCCGGTACTAAACTATTATTAGCCGGAGTAGCTTTGGGTAATATTCTCCAGGTAGTAGGCCCCCCAGCTGCGTCCTTAGAAAGATTCTGGGCCTTGATTAGACATGAATTCAGCCATGCTATTTTGACTAGCTGGGGCTTCCCGGCTGGAGCTAATGGGGAACTACACCACAAGATGTTTGAGGAATCAGGATTGGGAAATTAGGAGACAAAAATGGAGACACAAGATATTTTCAAAACAACAATTAAAATTGGGGAAATTGCCGATGAAATAGTAGTAGACGCAATTGTTCTCGATCATAGGAATGTTCGTAAGGTAGAACCTGGGGACGATTGGCTTTCGGTAGTTGCTGTGGATGAAAATGGGGGTAGGTTTATTCCTAAAGAAGAGTTTTCTACTACCCCTTATAAATATGGCTACAAACGTGTAATCAATACGATGTCTCTTGTAAGGCCCCTGGTCACTACTTATGTCCTAGATAGACTTTGTAAGTTAAATAAAAACGGCTTTTCTTTATGTAAAATCGATCCAGAATCTGGGATTTTGTCTTTTAGGATTCCACAAGAAATCCTTGGGGATATGAAAAAATATTGGGATATTATTTTTAAACTAGTAGAAGAAGGTGGCTTTAGTCTTTTAAATAAACCTACTTTTGATAGACTAGTTGCTGGTTATTATTCTAAGGTTTTGGAAAAGGTGTGGGGGTGCAGACTTCACGAATCGAAGAATGACGACTGTGACGAATGCTCAACGGCTGATTACCACGACGTAGCTAGATTCTATCAAACTATCTATGTTGATGAAGCTTTTTCTAGGAAACTTGAAAGCTATGATGCTTTTAAACAGGAATGGAAAAAAGTTGGGGCACCTGCTTTAGATATTATTCCAAATGGGGGAACAGAGGAGGTGAAACCATGAATTCGGCAGATACTATGTCTCGACTAGCTTTCTTTAGTATTCCTGGACAAAGGGGGGATGTTGGATTTAATGATGTTTTAAGATTTTTGGTCTACCTTTTTGAAGATAACTTTATACAAAAAGATCCAGAGATGGTTGGCCCCCTTAAAGTATTTTTCTCTACAGATCCAGATGTTAGGGTTTTTATAGAGAGTGGTATTCCTTCTTATGATAAGGACCTAGACGAGTCGAAACATCTTGAATTCAAGAAAGATGTTGGAGACGGAATAAAACTGTTCGAATGTATAAAATACATAGCGAATAAAACAGATACATTAGGCCCTATAAAGATCTCTAGTGAAAGGTCTTTTCTACAAAAACTAGAAACAGCGTACAAGAAAGGTCGTTTTTCTTGTATCTTTGGTTTTGGCTTTGATGGTAACTTTTACCGTAAAGACGATGGGGAGTGGCAATATAGTATTATTTATAAAACTGGCAAAAAGTCTGGTTTTGATTCATTTAAGTCTTCAAAAAGATATGGTAGTTGGGATGGGGTTTTTGCGGATTTTTTAGTGAAGCATTCAAATGTTGTTGGAGGGGCTATGGTTGAGGGGGTCCTTCAAGAATGTGAACCATATCTAACCTGGACGGAACCTGTCGAAGAACCCGAAACGCCAGATCCTGTTTCGGAAACAGTAGTGATTGAAATTGGAAAATACGTACTCCCCGAATCCCCTTGACATCCTCCGTCACATAAGCTATAATGCTTGATATGGAATGGGATTTTGTTGAAAACGTGGTTCCTCAGACTACGGTAAACTACGCAGAAGAAGTATCTAATGCTACCGAGTTTACCGAGGTTGAGGCGCGTCTAGCTAAGGCTGAATGTTATAAGTCCTTTTTAGGGGATAGCCTTTTTGGGGATGTCCCCACCCAGATCGAGTCCGAGGTTGAAGCCGAGTTTAGGGAGTGGGCTATGGGGCGGCTTAACACCTTGATGGGGTTGGGGGCATCAGTACAGCAACTTGCAGAGGTGTTTGATGAAGAGGGGTTGGAGATCTTAGCTAACCTGGTCCGTACAATTAAAGAAAAGACGGCACTTCAAAATGGAATAAAGAGGCCGGGGGGTACCCCCCAGAAACCTACCACCCAACCCAAGCCCCGTAAGCCTGGACGCTTGCAAAAACAAGCCCCCGCCCCGGCCCCCCAGCCTCGCCCGGTGGTCCAAGCACTACCCCCAAAGCCTGTCATTCAACAACCCCGTCCGGTCCCTCGGCCTGCTCCTCAAACCGATTCTGAGGCCCCCCAGTGGATTACCAAGATTCCAGCCGATGGTCAAGCCGTGAGTAAAAATGGGGTGAAGTTTGTTATTCGACATGTCCAAATGGTCGGAACAGATGAATTCTACGAGAACCCCAAGATTGGGGATTTTATAACTCAAATCCCTGAAGGTAAAGCTATAAAAGTTCCCGGTATAAATATAGTGGTGTGGAATAACGCTGGTGTTTATACAAAGCTAATCGAATCCCCTGTAGATATTAAACCAAACGCTGCCCAACATGGTGGTATTCCAATGCCTTCGGCTAGGGAAATGGCTGGTATTACTTTAGCTTCAGCGTCCAACGCTCTGAATATGGCTCCGTCCCGGTTTAGTGCTCTTATTAACAACGAGGTAAAGGCTTAGAATGAAAAAGATCGCTCCAAAAAAGAAGATTAAATTAAACAGTGATGGCAATCCAACCCGGGTGCTATCCCCAGTTGAACAAAACAGTCTCAATCTTGAAACTGTATCCCATCGGGTTGAAGATGCTCTAAATACCCTCGCCCAAGACGTTAAGGGGATCGATGAATATATAGGTATCCTGGTTGAAGTTTTGGCTGATTTAGGGGTTGGTGGAGATACCTCGATTAAAGATCGTATCATCCAAAAAATTCGAAACAATAAGATTGTAGAACTTCGATCCCAAGCCGGGAAAATGAAAGAGGCTATTGATAAGGCTTTGGAAGCTGGAGAAATTGTTAGTGTTCCAAAGCTGGAAAATGATCACTGCTTTGTTGAATTCACTCAAACTACCTCGGAAGGTATTTCCCTTGAACCAGGTGTAGTCGTTACAGCCTTCTCTACACTGAAGGCCGATATTCAATCCCTCCTTATGGGGACAGATGTTGGGGCTTCTAAACTCCTAGAGAACGGGGACTCCTTAAATCTTCTGGGGGTGTATGTGAACAAGGTGGAACCGGTTGAGGGGACGGAGGGGGTTAACTAAAGTGGATTTTGAGATGATCATCACCTCCATCTCTAATCATAAGGAATATGATCCTGAATTTGGTTTATATAAAGAAATTCGTAGTGTTGTTTTAGAGGGGGTGGGTGAAAGAAGTGTTACGTTTTCTTGCAATGATTTAACTTCTGGGGAGTTTGAATCGTTACAAGTAGGAAAAAGATATAGTGTAGCTATAAGGTATAAATAATGATAACCGACTTTAAACAATCATTCCGAGAAGCTATTGTTCAAGAAATTGTAAAAGGAGACTCAAGATTAGTAAAGTCGGTTAATTCAAAACTGGTCACCCAATTCGCTAGGGAAGAATCATTCATTAGGCTCCTGGAAGGCTCCTTATCCAGGGCCTTCCCTAGGGGATGGGCTAAAACCCCTTTATATAAAGGAAAGAAAGGTAACCCGTCCCGAATCCATAACGTCGTCATTAGTGATACCCACTTCCAATCCCTTTTAGATCCCCATGAATGTCCTGTGGGTTATAATCAAATTACCGAATCTATGCGGTTAGAAAAAGTAGCCACTACGGTAGCCGATTATAAAACCCATTACCGGAAGGATAGCTCCCTATTTGTACACCTACTAGGGGATATTATCCAAGGGCAGCTCCACGACGCTCGGGATGGGGCTCCTATGGCGGAACAATTTGCAGCGGCAGTCCATTACCTGGTAGAACTAATTTTGTTCTGGGCTGGGGAGTACCCCCGCGTATCCATATTTTGTACCCCAGGCAACCATGGACGAAATAAAGACCGTCACCCGGACCGGGCCGTCCACCAGAAATGGGACGCCATAGAAACAATGGTTTATTTCTCGGTCAAAAAGGCCGTCCTGGCTACCGGAGTCAAAAACGTAAAATTCGATATTTCGAAGAGACCCTACTATACCGTCCAACTTTTTGATTCTAAAGGGTTTTTTACCCACGGTGATACCGTGTTTAAGCCGGGATATCCTGGAAAATCTATTAATGTTAACCTATTGACTCAGCAAGCTATGCGTTGGAACAATGCTAGGGACGTTGGGGGGCCTTTTAAATTATTTGTGTGTGGTCACGTCCATTTTGGTTCGGTAACCCACATGTCTGGAGGGGTTACGTGTATCACCAATGGGTGTCTAGTACCTCCAGATCCTTTTGCTATATCTATTGGTTCTCCGGACTCAAGCTGTGGTCAATACCTCTTTGAATCAGTCCCAGGGCATGTTGTTGGAGATCTTCGGTATATAAATGTGGACGGGGCCGAAAAAGGTGTATCTAAAAACATCATAACCCCGTATAGTGGCTTATAATATGCTATATCCAGAAATTCAATCCGAACTGGCTAAAATACATGAAGACCAAAAGGGGTGTTCTATATCAATCCTTCAGATCGAGGACATTATTGGAAAAATATTAGATCAAGCCGATACCCTTCGTAAAGAAGAAGCGTCGATCCTGATTTCTCTCAAGGGTGTCTTATCCTTACCTGTGATCCCAATTTTTACCTATGTTACGTGTAAAAACGACCTTTTTAAGGTAAGAAAACGAATAGAAGATTTACAAATAGCCCTAGAAACAAACAAACAAAAAAAGGGCTCCCTCCTAAAAATAAAAGATTCCTTACATACTGGATACCTAGCCTACACCGCGCTGCTCGAAAAATGCCTTAACAATAGATTGGATGGCCCATGGATGAACATTTAGTCCCAACAAATTTACTTAAAGACTCTCCGGATTATATAGCCCTTAAACGGTTCCAAAACTCTTTAGACATTCTATGTGTACGGTACCCGGATGGGGTACCAGATCATATAGCGGCTAAAGCCTTAGATATTACCGTTGAGGAGTATAATAGTTTGTACGATGGTATCGTTATCAAGATCCGGAATACGATGGAATTGTTTGACTTCAAAGATCCTTTATGGTAAGTTTATATAAAGGAGCCAAATATGACCGATGCCACGACCAACAAACTCAAAGATTTTATTCATAAGGTAGCTAGGTACGACCGTTCCTTAAACGCCCTAACTCTAACCTATGGCGTTTTAGAGGGGGCCAAGAAGGAAATGGCTAGGGCACAAGAAGCTTACGATAAGGCTCTTAAAGATAAGATAGACATTGAAACTTCTTTACTAGGTATGCTAAAAGAATAGTATGTCTAAGTTCCAAAACTTCGTTACCCCGCATTGCCATCCACAATCCCTAGACTCAGCTTCCACCCCTAAATCCTTTGCCAAGTTAGAAAAGGAACTTGGAACCGGTGGAATTACCTGTACCGATCATGGGTCTTTAGGGGCTACATATAAAATATACGACTTAGCCAAAAAGAATGGGCTGATCCCCGTCCTAGGGCTAGAGGCCTATTTCAGGGATGATAAATGCCCTATCCTGACTAAGCACAATATCCCCAAGACGGGGACTGTACCAAAGGGATCTAACAAGGAGGAATGGTTATCTTATAACCCCGACGGTACTTATATCGATTATAATAAATACTACCACACTACCATACACTTCCAGGACTATGACGCCTATCTGAAAGGTGTGAAGTTATTGTCCAAGGCCGATGCTAGGGCCGAACTCCATGGAAAGGAACGTAAGCCTCTTTTTGGTTGGGGGGATATGGAGGAACTAGGGAGTATGAACGTTACCCTGGGGTCGGGGTGTCTTATTGGAATGGCGTCCAGGCATTTGATTTCAGATAAGATTGACGGTTCTACTAAGGTGTCTCTAGCTAAGGCATACTTTGATCGGTTGTACGGAATCTTTGGTCAAAAGATGTTTGTGGAAGTCTTTCCCCACCGATGTACCCACAACTGGGTCCAGGGTGTGTTTATTTATGTGGCTGGTCGTATAGACCCTATCGTCCACTATTTTAACAAGACACTAAAAATCGATGGCGTGGAAATGAAGGCCGAAGAACTGGGCCGTACCTGGAAAAATAAAAAGTATAAGAAGTTTGACGCAGTAAAAAACTACTACACGTGGGAGGATGTAGGTGCAGAGATTGAACGGGTTGAACTAAAAGAAGAATTTGTCCAAAACGAATGTTCCCCAGCCGCCCCCAACGGAGATCTTCAATGGGGGGTGAACAAGTTTATGATGGGGCTGGCTAAGAAGTATGGGTTAAGAACACTTATTTCAGACGATGCCCACTTCACCCTACCTGAATACAAAGTAGTCCAGGACGTAAGACTGGCCCAGTCAGGATCGTGGCGTTTCCATGAAACGTACTGTAGGATTACCTCAGATCAAGCCTGGGACTACTTTTCCAAGGAGATGGGGGTAGATCAGACTACTTTCGAGAAATGGATTCAAGACTCTAAGGATTGGCTACAAGGCTTTAAGGATTTTAAGTTTGACACCAAGGTAGAACTCCCTACCAAATTCTTCCCTAAAGACACCTTAGCCCATACTAAAGAGCTTATCTTAAAACACGGACGTATGCCTAAAAACCCCGTGTACGTGGCTAGGTTGAGACAGGAAATTAAATTACTCCATGATAACGGGGTAGTAGACCTACTACCTTATCTATGGATCGATGAAGAGGTATGTCGTCTATATCGTAACCAAGGCAACCTTACTGGGCCAGGCCGTGGGTCGGCTGGGGGATTGCTACTAGCTTATCTTTTAGGGATCACCCATGTAGATCCTATTTTAAATAATCTATCCCTAGACCGATTCTTGACTATTGACCGTATCAAATCTGGTAAGTTCCCCGATATTGATCAAGACCTTAGGAGCCGGGACCTATTGGAAGGCTACGAATGTGATGTAGTTGAAGTCGAGGCCGAGGACGGGTCTAAGCATATCCTCCCAGAAGACTTTAAAATTGAAACATCTGTGGGTGTATACCCCATTAAAGAAGCCCTAGACAAAGGCCTTGACTTCACTCCTTGGTGGTAGTATAAGGAAAGGGAAGGGGGTAGGATGACTGAAGATATGTACCAAGTTTATAAAGGTGCTCAAAAATACCTATTAACGGTAAATAGGACGGGGGTAGATGAAAGATCGGTGGCTCTCGCCTACCAACTCTTTGGATATGTTCTTACCCCTATTGGTGGAAATGTCACCACCCTTATGAATCAGGTTTCTAAAATCATTTCAAAATGTTTAGATGCGCGTCTTACTTGGGAAGAATTGTATGGAAAGGATATTAATGTTTAAAATTATTGGATATTCTACTATTGGGGTAGCTGTCTTTTCTCTCCTCGTGTTGTGTACCTTTCTTGGATTAGGATTAAGCTTTCACAGTTTTTGTATTTGGTACAGTGGACTTGCCGGGGGCTTTTTGGTATTTTTCATCTTTTCTTATATTTTGAAAAGGCTTATTTAAGGAGAGTGCCACTATGATCGATCTGACTACCCCTCCACAAGAAAAAGATCCGATAAAGCTCTTCCAGATGGTCTTAAAGGTCTTAGAAGAATATAGTATTGACCTAGATTCCGACATCGAGGGGTGTGATGCTAATGACTTGATTGAAATCCAGCATCATTACAGTGCTTTAGATAATATATTAAAGCGTTTGGTAAATCATATATGTAATGGAAAGGACGCGAGAGGTCTATAAGTTTACAATGCCCCGTCCCAATAAAATAAAAAAACTCCAACTCGACTTCGAGAAAGGTCCCTATATTGTAGAGGACGGTATCTTATATGCTACATACTTGGACATGTCCGACAAGCAACGGGGGCTATGCTTCCAGCCTAACCAGGCCGTCCAGTTCCTCTTGAATAAATTTGGAGGGGAATGTGGTATCGATATGTTGGAGGATTTTTGGGTAAGGTCTAAGAAGAAGCCTTGGGGCATAGAAGATATGAAATTTATGGCCCGTGCCTCGGGAATGCCTATCACCCGATACCGAAAGAGATTCCCTAAAGCTAAGTTCTATAACCCCAACGATGATACCGGATTGTTATACGACCCCCCGGACGGCCTATCCCAATCCGAATATATAGCCCAACTTACCCAAGAAGAAGCCCGCGCTAGATTATATGAAGTATTTCGTATGGAAAGATTCTTAAGAATGGTGTATGCTACTCGCCAGGAACTATATAGAAAATACCAAACCCAGGAAAAGCAACTGGCCTACCTCGGGGAACAAAATCGGTATCTAAAAAGCCTCCTAGATCAAAAAGGAATTAAATATTGAAGTTTACAAAAATCACTAGATCGTCTCAGGAGGGAACCATCCCCAAATACTTCCCAGGATGGTTAGAGGAAAGGTATAGTGGGCATTATGCCCAGATATCTACCGTGGGAACGCTAAAGCTTAAGTCAGCCATCCTAGATGTTACCCGGGCCATGTTTGGGGCCGTCCCCCCAGAAGTAGCCGCCTTAACAAAGAAAATGTCTGTAGCCCCACAAGGGGCGAATGACCTTGAATTTATCCTAGGATGGGAGAACGACGAGGGCTTCCACCAAGGATCTATCGAAACAGATGTAGCTTTAAAAGAGTTTATCAAAAAATACCCCAAGCAGTGGGACGTGGTAAAGATGGCCATATCTCTACCTAGAAGTAAGGGGAAACACGCTTGCGCCTTCCTAATATCTAATCGTTCAGTAGGTGATTTCACACCAATTGTCACCACTAAGGACGGGAAGGTCACAGACTTTACCGGGCCTGATATCGAGGCTATTGGTGGGCTTAAGATGGACTTCCTAGTAGTCAATCAAATCAACGATATTCAATCGTGTATGGGGCTGATTAGAGAACGGTATATGACTCCGGATGAAAGGGCTACGTCTTCATTTGATGAAATCCCCACCAAACAAGGCATCAAAAATATTTGGCTCCTACCAGAAGATCCCGCCGTATTCCAAGATGTAAGTAAAAGTATTACAGAAACAGTTTTTCAGTTCAATACTGCATCGGCCAAAAAATGGCTTAAGTATTTTGACTTTACACGGCCAGACGGAACCCCGGGTATTAACAGCATCCAGGCTATGGCCGAATTTACAGCCCTAGACCGGCCGGGGCCGCTTGATTACATTGTACAGGACGGGGAAGGGTTGGGGACACATAATGCCTTAGTGGAATACGCCAAACGCCTTCAAGGGCTTCCCAAGAGCCCCGATATTCTACCTATCCTAGAAGAACTAGTCCCAGAAACCCAAGGTATTTTGATCTTCCAAGAATCCCTACAAAGGGTTTACCAGGAGCTTACCGGGTGTACAGGAGGGGAAGCGGAGGAGTTTCGAGGCAATGTAGCCAAAAAGAAAAAGGAAAAGGTAGACGCGGCCTATAAGTTCTTTATGGAACGGGCCGGGGCCAAGATTGGTAAAGAAAAGGCCCAAGGGGTATGGGCCTCTTTGGTGAGTTGGGCGGCCTACGGTTTCAACTGCCTCTATGAAGATCAAAAGATTAAAACCCTTCGAGGCAATGTTCCTATAAAAGAAGTAACCGTAAAAGATCTTGTAGCTACTCTACAAGAAGACGGTAGTATTATTTATGTCCATCCTCTGTGGGTAAAAGAGATGGGTCGTAAGGAAGTTTTTGAGGTGGAATTATTTGATGGGAGTAAAGATGTAGCTACTGAAGACCATAGATTTTTGTATGATGAAGAGTGGATTGAATTAAAAGAATTAATCTTCAAGGGCGATATAGAAATTAGGAAAAAAAACGGTTGTTCGATCCAACAAAAAATAGTTAATGTAAGAAGCCTTTGTATCCAGCCCGTTTGGGATATGGAAATACCCAAGACCCATAATTTTCTCCTTGAGAATGGGGCTGTTGCCCACAATTGTTCACATGCAACGGCCTATTCCTTTATCTCTTACGCATGCGCCTACCTGAAACACCACTATAACCTGGAGTGGTGGTGTGGTGTGCTCCAAAACGCTAAGAAAACTGAAATCCCCACCAAGTTCTGGCCCTATTGCGGCATCTTTACTGAACTCCCTAACCTAAAAGAACCGGTGAATAACTTTACTATTTCCGGGGCTAAGATCAAAGCCCCTTTGTCACTCTTACATGGTATTGGAGAAGCAGCCCACGTACAACTATGTAAATATGCCCCCTATAGTAATATTCAAGATTTAGCCGATGGGATTGTAAAACACCGGATCGCAACGGCTGAAAACAATGTGTGGGGAAAGTCAGCTATTACTGTAGGGACTATTTACACCTTGGCTGCGGCCGGGCTCCTAGACCCCCTGTTCGATATCAAATATACTATCCCAGAAATCATGGATTTTTATATAAAGGCACTGAAAGCGGCCTGTAAAAAGGCCGGGGGAAAGGTATCTATCACAAAAACTAAATATAAGTCCCCCAATGAACTAGAGCGCTACCAGCTAATTAAAAAAACTTTACCTGTTTACAGTATTGATTTCCGTGGGCTTGTTCAACACTCTAAAATCACTAAAGAAGAAGAATCTTTATATTACAACTATTCCTATACCAATTTTAAAACTAACGAAGAGTTCTCAACAAAGGCCGTTGTTATTAGCGGTGTCCAGTTTGAAGAGTTATCTGAAACCGACTATGTTCCCGATAACGGATACCGGGTATGTGTACTGGCCTACGTCGTGGATATTGAAGATAAGGCATATCAGAATAAGACTAAGCAGATGCGTGTATTCCATCTTGATGCTTGCGGTTTTAGCTGCGATGTGGTAAAATGGCCTCAGAAAGATGGAACAATGGAACCTTCTGTTAAGGCCATTGAAAAAGGATCGGTAGTAGTGGCAATCTTAACTAGATCTCCGGGGTGGAATTTTAGTATTAATCAGATCGAGGTTATATCAGGTCCAGTAAGCAAGGAAGAACAATGAAACGAAAAAGCACTGACGAAGATGTTACTCCAGAAGTAGTTACTACACAAGAAGCGATTGGGGCCACTGAAGCAGAACCAGTGAACCCTATGAAGGAACTATTTGATCGTATCAACACTACTGATAAGATCGCAAATACTTCTATTGAATCTATTGATGCACGTATGCGGCCCGGTTGGGAGGTCCGTATAGCTTCAGCCAAGGAAGAGCTTGAACTTCTGGTTAAAGAGCTAGAACATGCCACTATTCCGACACGTTTGAAGGGTATCTTTGCGGGTGGAGATGGCCAGGCCGTAGCTAGTACCGCCTTGTATGTTGAAAAGAGTGGGGGGATCGTTATCGACGCTCGAAAGATGTACTCGGACATTGCAAAGAACATCGAGCCAAGCTTTGGTGTACAGCGAGAGTTTGGAACCCAGCAATATGCCATGCTTGTTACCGAGCTTCGGCATCTTGGTAATGAATTGGAACTGATTAGTAATCCTAAGGCCCCTATAATGAAGGATGTTTTGTGTCCTACCTTTAATGATCTAGTAGATCATATTCGGGGATCTATCTTCACGACCGGGGAAAGCTTTAATTATAAGTATATCCGTAAGGCCGTCCTGAAGAACGTCCTGGATCGAGGGCTCTATGGGAAGACCTTGCCGGTAATCGTCTTGAATTCAACTTTACAGGATTGTGCCGAACTCCGGCCCTTGTTTAGCGATTCTATCAACTATAAGTTTCCTTCAAACTGGGAACCTACCCAGGGGAATATCGTGGCCCTTTTTAGGAAGGGGACCTAATCTTTTGTCTAGCTCGTCTACCATGTGTAGAAAGAGTATCGAGGTCGTTACTAACGGCCTTAGCTTTTTGATATCTTAATAGCGAGGAGGCTTTTTATAAAACACTTTTATAACAACTTTTAAAACCATTACAAAAACCCAAAAAACACAAAACACTACAAACAAACAAAGGTAAAACACATGACTCAAGAAATTTTCAATGAATACGAACTCCCCGCTGAATATCAAAATAATGACTCTGGCACTGGAGAAAAATACTCCTTTATCAAGCAAAAACCAGGTGTAGAAAATATCGTCTGTATCCTACCTAACTCCCCTGGTACTGGTCCCGAGCCTGGAGCGTATTGGGCTACCCACTTTGGATGGAAGGGTGTTAGCAAGAACGACAAGCCTGCCCATCGGCCCATCGTCTGTAACTCTGTCTGGTCCTATGGTAAGATGGTTAAGGAATGCCCAATCTGCCGTTACATGAACGAAAAGAAGAAGGAACTAGCTCCTGATATCGAGGCTGAAAAGAAGGAGCTAGACGCGATGTATGCCAAGGCTCGGGAAAAGGGCATCACAGACAAGAATAAGATCAACGAGGCTAAGGAGAAGATCAAGGAAAAGCGTAAGGATAAGCTTGGTTGGCTAGACGATCATAATTGTAACAACAAGGCTTATCTTCGGGTCAAAACTCTGGATGGTAAGTATGGGTTGTTCCAAATCGGAGCAAATCTATATAAGGCTATTTGGAACCAGCGCGCTGAAACCGATCTATTCCGTGAAACGGCTAAGAAGAACTATCCCGGCACTACTATCCCTATCCAATTGGCTGGCCGTAAAGCACCTTATATCAAGGCTTGGCGGGTTGGTTTTGGCCGTGAGACCAAGGATCACGCCGAATTGTTCCTAGGTCCAGATTTTCAACCCCAATTTAATACCCTTACCGATGCTGGCTTGAAGGAAATTGAAACTGTCTTCGGTACTCTGGCTAGTATTAAGAACAAGCAAGTGTATTCTGACGAGGTGTTGGAAAAGCTTGTTGCCCTAGACCGAGCCGGGAATGGTGTAGCTGATCCGGTTGAAGTGGATAAGCTATTGCGCCCAGCTAAACCTAAGAACGATTTGGCTCCTGAACCAGACGATCCATTCGGAGCAGATGAACCGGCCAAGCCAGCCCCTACGCCAGAGACTAAGGTTGAGGCTAAGGTTGAATCCAAGCCAGCCCCCGCCCCCGCTCCTACCCCAGCGCCTAAGGCCGAGACGAAGCAAGCCCCCGCTCCTGCGCCAGTTGTAGAAACTCCCGCCACTGACGACGATATTGATTCTATCTTCGCATAAAGGAGGAATATGTCGTCCCAAGAATTAGTAGTGGAACAAGATCCCATTACTCAGGATCATTTAGTGAGGATCCCAAAGGGCGACGGCACGGGATTTACATCAGTCAACCTGAGTCAGATAGCTAGGCATGAATCCAGGTTGGCTGATGTATCCTTTGTTAATCCTAGTTCTGCCCCAGAACTATTATCGGCCTTGAATCGGGGGTGGTTAGATTTAAATAAAATAGCTACCCAATTGTCCTTTGAAAAAGCTAAGGCTAAAAACGAACACGAAAGGGCTAGGTCTAGGGCAATATTAGACTGTAATGATGCCAAGCTATTAGAGATGGGACACTCTAAAGGGTCGGCCGATTTAAGAAAAGCTTTAGTAGAGGTTGACCCAGAAGTCATAGACACTAAAGATCGCCTTGATAAAATAGATGCGGCCTTGGACCTAATCAGGGGTAAGACCAACGCTTTTAGAGATCAACATTCCGCTGTACGTAAGTTAGTATCATCCAACTGGATAGCTTCCCCCCATTATGGGGATGCAAACAGGCCTCAACCATTCCAAGGGCCAAATAGCAAAGACATACCGACAGAATATAAACTTCCGAAAGAATATGAATAAAAATGAAAAAAGAAAAACTATACGCCATCCTATATAAAGAACACTTTGACGAATGTGAACTAGAACCCCCTTGCCCATCAACTACTGTTAAACTTAATATGCAAAGCCAAAACGTTGTATTTCTTTTTGCTGTAGACGATATTGAAGCTATGAAGCTGTTCCTAGGGGAATCAGAGGTAGACGATATTAATAAGTACGTTGTAGCCGAAGTAGTAGTTAAGAATCCAGTGGAATTTACCTCGTCCCTTAGACTCTCCAAGAAGGTTCTATAATATGGGAAATGATTATGCAAAAATGTTTCGTAAGATTGGTGGGTATGTAACTGAACGGTTCGATCCATGGCAACCCTCCAACCTCCTTCGAAGCAAATCTCCGGGCCTTAATTTTATCTTTGGTCGTACCCACGGCTTCCCACGTGGTTATAGTATGTTGTTGTGGGGGGAAAAGAAGTCTGGAAAATCTATCCTATCGTATGACTATGCAGGTCAGTTAATGCAAGCGGATCCTGAAGCCCATGTTATTAAGTTCGATACCGAGATGAGGGATGAAGGACAATTAAATGAAGAATCGGCCAAACAGTATGGGATCGATCTAAAGAGGTTCCATGTCATTCGGACTAACCTTGCGAGTGGAATTTTTGATGTAATTACAAAAGAAATTGCAGCTATTATTCAAGAGGGGTGTAAGGTTTGTTTAATCATAGTGGATTCAATTGCCGACATTATGGGGCGTCGGGAAGCTGTTCAAGAGAGCGTGGACGGTCACCAGATGGGGGACTGGGCCGTTACGATGGAAGTCGGTTTTAAAAAAATTAAAAATATGATTAGAACTAATCGTATTGGGGTTATCTATATCACTCACGCAAAGGATGAATTTGATCGAATCGAGCAGATGCGTGGGAATAAGAAAAAGCCCAAGGCTTGTAATGCTGTTTTTCATAACTGTGAATTCATCGTAAACGTTGAACGAGATCAAACTAAGGACTCTAAAAAAGACCTTCTTGGTAGATCTCTGTTGGACGAGACTAGGAAGGATCTCTCTGACGATGGTGAAACCTTGGCCCACCATATTAAAGTGTGGATGTCTGGTAATACTATGGGGCCAGAAAACCGGGCCGCGTCTTTTACATTCGATAAGAGACTTGGTATTGTAAATACACATGAAGAAGTCTTCCAAATTGGTTATAATTGGGAGGTTATTCTTCGAGAAGCGAACCAGTATAAGATTGGCGACAATTCTTTCAATGGTAAAGCCGCTTGTTTAGATGCACTAGCAGCCCGGCCCGATCTCTGTAGTATGGTTATCCAAGGTGTAATGGCTAGGGAAGAGTCTATCGGACATAAGGTGGATAGCCCTTTACGGCCTGTTGTAGAAGAAGAATGATCGAGAACCCTAGACTAGGGCAATATATAAAGGACTTAGGGGTATACCAAAAAGAAAACTCTAAGTCCTTTGTTTTTGACTGTCCTTTATGTGGAGGCGAAGACAAGTTATATATTCGTAAGAGTGATGGGAAGTTTAAGTGTTTTAGGTGTGTAGATACGAACAAGTTCAGCGGACTGGCCCCCAAGGCCTTGGCCGCTTTGTCGGGGGTTAAGGAAGAAACCATCGCCAAGGAACTTTTAGAAGAGAACCTAGGCCCCCTCACCCAAAGGATAGATATAAATACAACCCCTCTATTCGGGACCGATATAGAAGAAACCCCCGTAGTTATCCCCACCCCAAAAGAATATAAGGTGGTACAGTTCTCCTACAACTATCTCCAGCTAGATCATCCCAATGCTAAACCCGGGGTTGAGTACCTTGAATCCCGTGGCGTCCCTAAAGACATTGCTGCTCAGTACGGTATTAGATATAGTCCCTATAGTAATACCATCATATTCCCGATAGAGGTAGGGGGGAAGCTATATGGATGGCAGCATCGAGTAGCTGGTACCCCTACCGTAAAGTTTACACAAGGATGGCCTAAGCGTTCCCCCAAGGCCTGGTCTAGCGCGGACTGCCCCAGGGAAGACCTGGTGGCGTTTTCTAATAGGCTCCAAGGGGTAAGGAGGGGGGTGGTGTGTGAAGGCCCTATAGACGCTCTTAAGGCCCATCTGGTTCAAGGCAATATAGCCACCCTAGGGAAAGATATAACCCAAAAACAAATTGACTTTATATTATCTTTCGGGGTAGAATCTTTAGTCTGGGCCATAGACCCTGACGCCCTAGGACGGATTAAAAACATTATAAAAAAAGTTCCTTTTAACATAAAACACTTTGTAGTAGAACTACCCAGAAACAAGAAAGATCTAGGGGAGTGTTCATTTCAAGAGGCTAAAACATATATAGATAACGCCCAACTATACCATCCCCACCGCCCCTACATCTATGTTCCATCTCTGTTTGGAGCTTGACTCCAGGTGTAATGTAGAGTATAATGTTTGTCGATTAAAGGACTAGTGTGTCGTCTACCCTATTAGCTTTTTCCGAGCAACAACAATCAGCTATCCTGGCATATTGCCTAGGAGATCACTCTAAGTTCGATCTACTTAGCAACTTTGGGATCAATAAGGATTGGTTTTCTTCTAATTCTCTAGGTGAATTCTGGCGTATAATCCATTCCTTTAAAGATAAATACGGTCGTTATCCTAAGGCTAAGAACGAAATCCTAGATTTTGTCCAGGACGATTTAAATAAAGAAGCTTGTACTAGGGTTTTAGATGCTTGTGCCGCAGAAAAGAAGTCACACGACTGGGACATCCTACAATCCCAGCTTCAGGAGTGGGCTAAGGCCTATGTTTTAAATTCCAACCTTACCAAGGTAGCCGACCTATACCAGAGAGGTAAAATAACTGAAGCTACCTCCGTATGGGATGCTGCTAATAAAAGCATCCAGCGGGTAGAGGTTCTGGTAGGGAATGAACCTGATAAATTTGTTTGTTCGGCTGACCAGATCGACGGGGAAAAGACCGACCGCCTCCAGTCCTTGGCAAATTCCATCCCATGGGGTATAGACTTTTTACAGGATGCGTTGGGAAATATCCTTCCAAGCGATATTATCCTAATAGGCGGGGGAACAGGGGCCGGGAAAACGGAGTTCGCCAGGATTGTGGCGGGGAATGCGGCCAGGGACTCTGAAAAGGAAGTGTTTTATATCGCCTTAGAAGCTGATCCAAAAGAGATTGAACGTCGGATCCTTTATGGTAAACTTGCCAATGAATATAAAAAAGACCACCCCAACCCCCCTCGTGGATTTATCTCGTATCGACGCTGGTATAAGAATGAACTGGACAAAGAACTATCTCCCTATGAAGACAAATGCATAGAGGAATTTAAAAAGGAATACAAACACCTACATATCTTCTACCGTAAAGAACGTGATTTCGGTATTAAGGAGCTTGAACGGGAACTGATGGGGATTAGAAAAGAAGCAAAGCTGATCGTCCTAGACCATATTCACTATGTAGATGTCGATACTACTAATGAAAATGGGGAAATGCTTCGTCTAATTAAGGCTTTACGGGATGTAATCCAGACTATCAAAATCCCTATCATAAATGTTGCCCATCTAAGGAAAGGGGCTAAACTAAACGGCCTGGTCCCAGACCTGGATTCTTACCATGGATCGTCCAATCTAACTAAAATCGTCAATACTTCTATTATGTTAGCTCACGCGCCGGGATATGTCTCGGCCGATCAAAGGGCTAATGGTAACCCTACTTTTATCCGCCTTCTTAAAAACCGTATAGACGGGGAAACTCTAAAGGCCGTTGGTTTGGGTATTTTTGACAACTATAATAACTGCTACAGGTCTTGTTATGATGTCGGGTATCTATGCGACAACGATAATAAGTGGAAGCCATATTCTGAAAACTTTCTACCATATTGGGTAAATAAACAGAAGCGTTTGGTTGGTGGGCATGATATTATAGGAGGATAGATGTTTCACAGCATATCAAAAAGACCCCGGAATAGTTCTTGTAAAGAAGACTGCCCTACCCAGGTAGGAGTAGGATCGAATCCTAACTTAAGGGCCATTTATCTATTTGGAGAAATCAATCCGGATTGTGCTTCCGAACTGGTAAGTCTTTTGCATATTTTAAATTCTTCGAAGGGTGATATTTATCTATATATCAGTTCTGGAGGCGGGGATGAATATTCTGGGTGGACCATCTATGATGCCCTCCGCATGTCCCCCAATAAGATCATCGGGATATGTTATGGACAGTGTATGTCTATAGCGGTACTTATCCTCCAGGCATGTGATTCAAGACTGTCTAGTGAGAATTGCCGTTTCATGTTACATAATGGGTCTCATGGGTCGGGGGATACTAGCCTTAGTGAATTTCAAGAATCAGCTAAAGAGAGCGGCACGTTAACTGATCTATATTATAAAGCCGTCCATGAAAAAAGTAATATAACAAAAGATCAACTGGCTAAGCTATGTACTAATGTTTCATATTTTGGAGCAGATATTGCTTGCGGATATGGTCTTATTGATGGAATAGTTACTCCTAAAGACAAAACAGCTAAGAAAAGGACAAAGAATGCAACTAAGTAGTATGTTTGGGAATATCACGAAATTCAAGCCTTATATTAAATGGTTTTTAGTAGGATTTTTAGGGATAGGGCTTTTTGCTCTGGGGCGTTATACTGTTAAGCCTGAGATCCAGATCGTTGAAAAAGAAAAACGGGTGGAGATCCAAAAAGAGTCGGTGGTCCAAAATTCTACGGTTGATATTAAGTCCCTTATGGACAAACTTGAAGAGCTAAACAAGCGTGTCGATAAGAACCGTAGCCGGGTAATTATCACCTACCCTGATGGCAAAAAGGTGGAAAAAGAAATCGAAAGTTCCAGCACCGAAGTGTCTAAAAATACATCTACAAAAACCCAAGAAGATGTAATCGCTAAAAATGAAATTAAACTATGGAAGGAAACTTCCGTGGTGGTAGAAAAAGAAGTAACAAAGCTAGTAGATAGGAATAAACTCCACCTAAATTTGGGTGTTGGATATTCCTTCCCGGCCTTGTGGGGCGGACAAGGTTATAACCCCCTTCCCTACGGCCTTATTATCCAGGGGGAAGTCCTAAAAAGCTATGGGGGCATCGATGTCGGGGCGTGGGCTAATAGCAAGCTAGAAATTGGGATCAAGGGCGGCTTTAACTACTAAATTACTAAAAAGGTGTAAACAATGCTTTTTATTCTATATTTTATTTGGTGTATGTGTAGTGTATATATGGCTTTTGAATGTATTGACAACTATATCATAGCTTCGTCAATGTGTAAGCCACGGTGGTACGATACTGTTTTTGCTATTGTATTATCTCTTGCTTGTGTTGTGGCGGCTCCTGTAGTCTTATCGGTCTTTTTCATAATAAGGAAATAGATGACTGAACAGAAAGTTCATTACGTAGACTTTGATAATACCTTGGCCTTTTACGATACCTGGAAAGGTCCCACCAACCTGGGCAAGCCCGTCCCCGAAATGTTGAAAAGGGTTCAACAATGGCTTAAGGACGGAGATCAAGTAGTCGTGTTCACGTCAAGAATTACTGAATCAGGATCGGCCCCCGGTCTTAACCTTGGATTCGATCATACTGGAGCCAAAGAGGCTATCGAGGCGTGGTGTCAATTATATCTGGGTCAAACTCTTCCCGTAACCAACATCAAAGGATTTTTCCATGATTTGTGGGATGATCGTGCCGTGGGGGTTATTCCCAACACTGGACTTCCTATTGGATATCCTGAGACATACAAAAAGGTTGCCAATTTGGTAACTAAACCGTTTAATAAAGTTCTATATCTATTAGTTGGAATGAGCTTTTTATTAGGGGTGCTGGGTGGGGCTGGTATTGCCGCTTGGTATATTATGAAAAATAGTATTGTAATGTTTTAAGGAGATTAAAGTGAACAAGGATAAAGCTATGTCTGAAATGGAAAAAATCTTCCCAAGTATGATGACCACCGTCCCTAACCTACCATCGGTCAAATTTAAAAAACTAGATTCCAGGGCTAAGCTCCCCAAGTATGAAACCTCGGGGGCGGCTGGGGTAGATTTGGTAGCTTTGATGCCCCGAGATGGGGAAGAGACCGTCCGGGTTTCTAAGGAAGAGGTCGTAAAGATCGGGACGGGACTGGCTGTTGAAATCCCGGAAGGGTATTATGCCGAAGTCTGTTCAAGGTCAGGCAACGTTGCTAAACTGGGTCTTGTAGTGGCTAACCAACCTGGAACTATTGATTCCGATTATAGAGGGGAAATCGGGGTATTACTTACCCATATCGGGCCGACCTGGACTACGGTAAGGGAAGGTCAACGGATTGCCCAGCTTATTTTTAAGAAATACGAACAACTTCCTATTGAAGAGGCTAAAGAACTTTCCAATACCGAGCGTGGTGAAGGTGGATTTGGGAGTACTGGAAAATGATTAAAAATGGGTGGGGGGTAAGCCCTAATGGAGACCGTTTTTGTTATAGAAATGGAAAACTTCATAACGAAACCGGCCCGGCCCGCATTTGGGCCGATGGGGGTCAGCAATGGTTTAAGGACGGCCTTTTACACCGCCTGGACGGCCCTGCCTGGATTGGGGCCGGGGGTCATCAGGAATGGTGGGTTGGTGGATTTCTCATTAAAAAGATTGACCCCGCCCCTAAAACCTAGTATAATCTCTTAATAGTTAACAACTTCAAACAAAAGGAAACATGCAAAAACTAAATCAAGTCATCGCAGTAGAAAAAGGTATCAAGGGTCGTATTCAAGGAGATATCATTAACGGAGTCTACCATACTCTTCAAAAGTCTGATCTGTTTAATGGTTTTGTTAAGGGATATCGTCCCGACGCAGAGGACGGTGAAAAGCTGCCCGAAGAGCGTAAGCAAGTTCAGTACAAGGTTGAAGACCTATTGAAGCAGGTTGAAACTGGGATGGCTGAACTTATGGATATCTCTGCTACCAAGGACTATGCTAATTGTAAGGCCAAGGGGGATGTGGTGGTAGATGGGGAGGTTTTGGTGGGGGGCGTACCGGCCACTTTCCTTCTCTTTATGGAAAAGACTCTTACCGATTTCCATACTACGCTTCGGGCTCTTCCAACCCTGGATGTTTCGGAGTCGTGGTCTTTGGACCCAAACCAGAATCTTTATAAGACCGAAAAGGTTGATACTGTTAAGACGAAGAAGATCCTTAAACCTGTTGTCCTATATCCAGCAACGGACAAGCATCCGGCTCAAGTTGAAAAGGTGACCGAAGATGTTCGTGTAGGTGTTTGGTCTAACATTCGTATTAGTGGGGCGATTCCCGTTCCACGGAAGGAGGCCCTAGTTGCAAAGTGTGAAAAGTTGATTAAGGCTGTGAAGTATGCCCGGGAATCAGCTAATGAAGAAGAGGCTGAATCCATCCGGATCGGAAACAAATTCTTTAGCTACCTGTTGGGTAGTTAAAATATGGAGACAAGCTCAATCTAAAACTTAATCTAATAAAACCGATAAGAAACTGGAGGTTCAAATCCTTCCCTCCCCACTGTATGGGGAGGTGGCGAAACTGGTAAACGCACTTAATGGGTTTTACTTAATTTTAGACTTGACTCCGAAACTTAAACCAAAAATAGAAAATAGTAGATCGACCGGTACTGAAAAAAACTGGTTGAGACGAGAGTTCGATTCTCTCCATCCCCTCCAAATGTGGGGGTGTCGTCTAGCGGAAGGACATCACCGTATTAATTTGATTCGGTATCTTAAAAGTTGCTATTAGTTTCTAAAACACTGTAGCTGGGGGGCACAGGGTAGTGTCCCTTAGCGTTATCTGAGATTGGGCCAATGGTTGGCCACCTGCTTTGGGAGCAGGGTTATGGGAGTTCGATCCTCTCATCTCAGACCTTATGGGGTAGTGGCGGAATTATACGCGCCTAGGACAACTAGGAGTTCTATGAATACAACTAGCAAATAGTAGATAATGTAGGTATCAATCCTACCTACCCCGCCAATTCTAAAAGGTCTATAGAAAAACTATAGGCCTTTTTTATTGTCTTTGTAAGGTGGATATGATACTATCTGTGGATGCCAAAAACCAAAGTAGCTGTAGATGTATCTAACCTGGCTTATCGTAGTAGCTTTGCCCATAAAACCCTGACCACCCAAGACGGCCGTTTCTCGGGCCATGTTTTCGGGGCTGTATCTTCGTTGCTTTCTTTTGCAAAGAAGTTCCCAGAAGGGGTGGACTTTATCTTTTGTTATGATGGATCTACTTCTAAAAAGGAACGTCAAAAGATATTGCCTGAATATAAGGCCCACCGTATCCCCCATGAGATCAATCCGCTGCCAGAGGTCTCAGCTATCATACGGATGATTCCAGGTGTCCATATCCTCCAAGACGACATGGAAGGGGACGACGCTATCGCCTTTGCTGTTACTAAGATCCCTGGAGAAGTGGTTGTCTTATCTGCCGACAAGGATTTGTGGGGGCTAATCACAGGGGTAAAGGTAAGTGTATATAGCCCAAATTTGGGACGATATGTGGTGCTGAGTGATATTATTGAAGAATTCCACGTAAACGATCCTAACCGGGTATATCTTGCTAAGGCATTGTTTGGAGATCCTTCCGACGGGATCAAAGGCATAGAGCGCCTTACTAAAAAACAAGTTGAACCTATTTTAGCCGCCCAAAATGTTACCGATGTTGAAAGTTTTTATGGTAAGCTGGGGAGCACTAAGCCGGAGTTTATTTCAGACAAGAACTGGGATAAACTACTGTCCTCGAAAGACAAAGTGTTGACAAACTACAAGGTCATTACACCAAAACTTAACTTCAAAAAAGAATCCCTTATGGTGTATAAGGGTGGTATTGAGCCACTTCTAAGTGCCTTAGAGTCCTATGAGTGTATTTCGTTATTAGATGGAGTAAAAGACATCTTTGGAAAAGTGCTTTAAATGTAAAGGCCCCTACCATCCCGCTACCGGGCACATATTCTTTTCCCCTAAAGGAGATATTATATGTGTCTATTGTTATGGATGCACTTTGTATTTTATAAAATTCTATAAAGGACGCATGGCTACGCGCAAAAGGAAGGGGGTTGTGGAGGACTTTTATGGGGAAGCGGTAGCGAGTAAAAAGATTTGACTATATTTATTTTAAGTGTTATATAAACAGTAAAGGAGACACATGTTTTGTTCACATATGGTCGTTAAAGATACTCTTCATAATTTTACTTCAATTCCCATCAATGTTTACCCCGACAATGTTCCCTATATCCATTTCCCTAGTGGAGATCCTTCTACGTGGGGAAAAATAGGAAACGTTTCCCACCTTGTCTTACGTCCTTTTTGTATGTCTGATTTTATTGCTGGGATTGCTTGGGCGGAAGCTTATATTGAAAGAAATACAGGGGCTTGGTTGGAATTGGTATTGCCATTTATGCCTGGTGGACGCCAAGATCGGTTAAATAAGAAGGGGGACTACCTCTTTACGGTCAAAACGATAGCAAAAATTATCAATTCTGTTGGGTTTAAAGCCGTCCACGTCCTTGACCCCCACTCTGAAGTGACTCCAGCATTGCTAAATCACTGTAAAGTTTACGGGGTGGACGATGTTTTTAATATGTGTTGGACTAGGTTCCCATCTTTTTCGGCAATTGTTGCCCCTGATGCTGGATCTGAAAAACGAGCGGCGGGTGTGGCAAAGTTGTTGAACATCCCGATTGTAAACGGGTATAAAACAAGGGATATTTCTACTGGAGCAATTACAGGCTTTGGTCATAATTACGATTCTTCTCTATATGGAAAAGATCTGTTAATCGTAGATGATATTTGTGATGGCGGCGGGACTTTTATAGGACTGGGTAACAGTCTAAAAGAGGCCGGGGCGGAAGTGTCTCTATACGTAACCCACGGGCTATTCAGTAAAGGCTTTGTAGCTTTAAATAAAATCTTTAAAAAGATATATACTACCGATTCTATTCCTTTACAGCAAGGGGTTGGTGTGGTAGTCTTAGATTTCGTAGAAACAATGACCCGTTAACAAACAAGGAGAAAAAATGAATCCAGTTACTTTGATCGATGGATACAAGCTAGATCACCGCCGACAATACCCTGCAAAAACCGAATATGTTTATTCGAATTGGACTCCAAGGTCTTCTAGGGTAGATGGAGTAGATGAAGTCTATTTTTTTGGCCTTCAATACTTTTTAGAGAAGTATCTTCAAGAAGAATTCTCCAAGAGCTTTTTTAATGAGCATATTTCTTTTGTAGCCAAAGCATATGCGGATCGTGTTAATGGATACTTAGGCCCCAATTCTGTCGGTGTAGATCATATTAAGGCTCTTCACGATCTAGGGTATTTACCCCTTTTGATTCGGGCCGTCCCCGAAGGTAGTAAGGTCCCCCTGCGTGTTCCTATGCTTACAATTGAAAACACCCACCCAGACTTTTTCTGGTTGGTAAATTATTTTGAAACTATTTTGTCGAATGTTTTATGGCTTCCTTGTACCTCGGCCACAACAGCTTCTAGGTATCGAAAGCTAATTTACGCTGCCACCGAAAGAACTGGTGCTGACCCAGGTTTTGTTGGATGGCAGGGACATGATTTTTCTTTTCGTGGAATGGCTGGCCCAGAAGCCGCTTCTTTAAGCGGAGCAGCCCATCTACTGTTCTTTACGGGGACAGACACTATTCCCGCCCTTGATTTGGTTGAGGATTATTACCCCAACCATAAACCTGGCCTTATTGGAGGATCCGTTGCTGCAACCGAACACAGTGTAATGTGTGCTGGTGGTGAAAATAGCGAATGTGAAACTTTTTCCAACCTACTAGACATTTATAAGGAAGGTGTTGTAAGTATTGTATCCGATACTTGGGATCTCTGGAAGGTATTGACAGAAATTATTCCTTCTTTGAAAGACAAGATTTTAAGTAGGAACGGAAAGGTTGTTATTCGTCCAGATAGTGGAGATCCTGTTAAGATTATCTGTGGAGATCCAGACGCTCCAATTGGGACTCCAGCACATAAGGGCACTGTTGAATGCCTTTGGGACGTATTTGGAGGAACTATTACTTCCAAAAGCTTTAAGGCATTAGATTCTCATATTGGATGTATCTATGGAGATTCTATTACCCCAGAAAGATGCGAAACAATTCTAAACCTTCTTGAAAAGAAGGGTTTTTCTTCTGGTAATATTGTTTTTGGTATCGGATCTTATACTTATCAATATGTTACCCGCGACACATTTGGTTTTGCTATGAAGGCAACATGGGTCCAAATTGATGGCAAGGGGATTGATATTTTCAAGAAACCTATTACCGATAATGGTATGAAAAATAGCGCTAAGGGTCGCCTAGCTGTTCTTCAGACCGAAAGTGGACTAAAACTGGTAGATCAAGCAACCAAAGAACAAGAAAACCAAAGTATCCTTCAACCAGTTTGGGAGGATGGTCAGTTTATTAAGCACGAACAGTTCCAAACAATTAGAGAAAGGGCTTTGAAGAGTCTGTAGTGATTAGGCCCGGCTAAAACCCGGGCCTTTTTCATTCCACCCAAAGACCGTGGGGGTGACCCTTATCCACTAAAGCTTCTACGGTCTTAGGGCCAGGTTGTCCATCTGGTGGTACCCCTAGGTCCCTTTGGCGGTCCCGCCATACGGTTATATCTTCCCCGGCCTTAAAGTCCCATGACTCAAACCCGGCTTTTTTGAGGGCCTGGAAGATAAAGTCCCCCGGATCCCCAGCCCCACGTCTATTGGTAAGATCCCGATGGCCAAAGACCCCATAGGTATTAAGCTTACCTTCTAGTCGTTCAATAGGGCCTTGATATTTGTTTGGTATTTGACGTTGGATGCTTAGTTTTTCCGTGAGCCAATTAGCTAGGTTTACACCAGACTCCATCTGGGCTTCATATACTTCAGCATCTTTACCTTGGCATAGCTCGATACCAACGGTTCGTCCATTTGCTAATTCGGCGTGGTAGGTAGCTGTAAGGACAACATCGGCGCACTGGTAGATAGAGCCGTCAAAGTCTACTATAAAGTGTGCCCCAGCGTATCGGGTTGTATCATTAGCCCACATACTAACTGTTCTAGCCCCTGCCTTCGTGTTGGGGCCTTGACCCTTTTTAAGGACCATCGGTCGGAGATCTTTACCGCCAGGAATTCCCTTGGTGGTATGAAAAATAATGGCACAAATCTTGGCTCGTTCCTCGTCCTTACGTCCCCGACAAGACCTTTCCCCAAGCTTTAGAGCTTTATTGGTAAGGAAATTTTCTACTTCGAATTCGGTTGGACGCTCTATACCATTTAAAACAATCATTTAGTCCTACGAGTTATTGTAGATGGATTGATCTTCTAGGTACAAAATACCTGACGCATAACTAGTAAGGATCATCGGGGTTTCACCATAAGGGGATCCACCGGATTCTGGATCAATCGCTAGACGCATAGTTGTTGCGGAAAGCACGTCCGATATATAGACCCTAGTATTCCCACCCCCAACAGAAGTAGTTAGCCAGCCTTTTAGGCCTGCGGCTAGGCCCGTGGTTGACGCCACGGTAGCAACAGATCCAGATACTCCAGTAAGGGTCAAAGTCCTAGAATAAAAAAGTAATGATGCCATTATATCTTAAAGATTATGCTTGATTTATGTAAAAAGGAATGGTAAGGTATACGTATAATCAATTACTATAAAGGAAAAACTATGAAAAACTTTTTGTTTATTTTTATGTTAGGGTGTTCTGCTGAAGGCGTTAGCAACTATGTAGATGCCGACGCCAATGGGGCTAGTCGAGGAGGTGGCTATAGTAGTATTGTAATGTCTAAAGATGCGGGTGATCCAGACACTACCCCTATCCAAACCGTAACAGTAGTCCAGACCGTTACCGTTACCCAGACCGAGACCAGGGTAGATACGGGGGTGGGGCAGGATACCTTGGTTAGACTCGACACCATTCCAGTGAGGGTTGATACCGGAGTGCCCCCAGATGTTCTAGTGAAGCCCGATACTATTGTTCAGACTGATACACAGATTTTTGTTAATTCTAAAGAAAACCCTTGTATTAATCCACCTTTGATATACTCAGTAAACGATCTAAAAAAATGGCCTGATATGTCAAACGGTCAATGTGTAGATATTCCAAGATATTTTTATGATGAACCAACTAAAGATGTAAGGGTCCAATCTTGTGATGATCTAAAAAAATCTGAATTGTGTGATGGAATTGTGCAGATTACTTGTGGTTACTGTAAGGTCACTTGTAATAGATGTTAGAACGTTGGAATATTAGGGTAGTCACTTCCAATGATTACTCCAGGCCTAGTAGAAGCTATAAGCCCATTATCAAACACTCCACTAGGGGTTAAAATTAAAATTCTTCCAGTCTCTCCAGCGACAGGAACATATTCCCCAATTTGTGACCCTATCGTCCCTGGATTTCCACCTGAAACAGCCAAATATGATGATGAATCCATATGAATCCCTTGGCAGGTGATTATAATAACACCACCACCACCACCACCACCACCACCACCCGCATATGTGGAGTATGTAACACCATTCCCTCCATTTCCCCCAACAGATGCTATAGAGCTACCGTTCATTAAATGAATTACTCCTGAGCAAGTAATATGAACTACCCCCCCTCCACCTCCTCCCCCACCGCCTGCGTAACCACCAACATTACCATCGGCGGGATTTCTTCCTACACCACCACCACCACCACCACCACACCCTCCACTAACACTGTATGTAGTAGAACCAAAAACTCCAGAAACATGGGTTGTTTTTGCAGCAATCCCTGACGAAAAAACTAGAGGTTGATAGGCTCCACCCATATAGTCGGTGCCAGAATCCGAAAATGGGATCCACCTAGATCTACCACTGCCTCCAGCGGTAGAATAAGCTGGTGTTCCACCAGCATCGTACTGGGTTGTTTGACCTGCCCCGCCACTACCACCAAGGCATCCTCCATCAGATCCCTCACCAGATACTGCTGGGATATGGACACTAGCTACGAAAGTTGCGCCGTTCCCACCACTACCACCAGCACCTAAAGATCCTCTTCCTATTGCCGTTCCCCTAGTGCTACCACTCGCGTTTCCTCCATTACAAGTAATTCTACCGTTATTTAAAATAAGGTTTTTACAAAAAATACGATAGTTATTAGAGGTGTAAACAGCACCATTAGTAACGCAAAAATCGCCAACACAAAGATCTCCTCCAGATGATGTGTTTGATGTAAACTTGATCAAAGCTTTTGGAGAACCCCCTGCATATTGAAGGGTTGAGGGGGAAACTATAGGACCGTTACCAGAAAGATTAAAAGGCATTTATGTTCCTATGAAGGTAAGATATAAGTATAAAAAGGACCTTGGGCAATAGTGGTATAAGTGCCATCATGCCACATTATACAAAATTCGTCTCTTGTTTCTGGAGACGTTAAGGATATAATCATGGGGGTTGTCTCAAGTGTTAAAGGTGAAGGACTTGCAATAGTAAAATAATTATCAGCGAGGGGGCCAACAGTTGCGTTTAGATAAACCGAGCATCCTTTAAATACTTTTTTGCTAGTATTAGCATCGGACGCTCTAGTCAAAACGGCACTATTCCCCCCGCCGCCAAGATTTGTAATCGTGTAGATCCACTGATAAGGATCGGAAGGCACTGGAGATGGTTCAACTGTGGCGTCAGACGATAACACTAAGACTCGCATATTCAATGTCGGTGTTACACCTCCAAACTGCCCAGGGTTCAATGCTGCTGTTCCCGTTTGTGTCCAAACCCCTGGAGATGTGTTGGTCCATGCGCCTAGTAAATAGGTCGATGTGAATATAGCTGAAACTGGTTCCATCCAAACCTTATCAGATCTTACAAATGATTTTGAACGAATTAAACCAAAATTATCAACCGATGGGGTAGAGGGGATAGAAGGGTATCCAAAAGCAGGATCCCACACTGAGTCCGTGTTAGCTAAACCAATAGCCCCATTAGCGTCTATAGCTACCACCGCCGTCGAATCATCATTTACAACCCCCGTACTCCGGGTTGGTATGTCTCCAACTAACAAGGTGCCAAATTTAGCAATCTTGGTAGTATCTGGAGTGGAAAGAGAACACTGGGACATAGTAACGGCTGCGTCAACGTTAGTTTCCGCAGCTAAGACAGTTTTATAACCAGCAGCGGGCTGGATAGCTATATCTTGGTCCCCAACGTTTCCACCAATCCATAGCGGCCCGGCTGGTAAGAGGTTTGTAGTAGAAGGGGTAAGCCCTATGTTACGGGATACACCGCCACAGGTTGCAGTTTGGCCCCCTTGGGCACTGTTTGCAATACTGGCTGCGATAGGAGCAGTAAGATCGCTGCCGTTGGCATTAATAGTAGTTTTGATAAGACCTGCAACAAGGGTCGTCGAAATCTTACCAAAGCTACCCCCGACGGGCCAAGACTGATCCCGTACATAATAGTTATTACCAATCCTCCAACACACTACAAAACGTTGGCCTGGTCTGGAAGACATGCCTAGGGTAAGTAGAACCCCTTTTTGCAAGGTAATATTGGAAGTTGTATTACGATCTATATCACAATATACACATTCCCCATCGGCAAGATCGGTTAGGCCGGTCTGATTCCCAAGCTGATCGGCTATTGTGCAAAAATACTTTGGAGAGTTATCGAAGATAAATGACAACCCCTTCCAATGGAGATGCCCCGTAGCTACTTCAAACGCTTCCCCGGTACTGGTAAACGTTGTCGATCCCATGATCATTCTAACGTTACGGTCGGCTGTGGGGCTATACCAGTAAGGCCCCCCACCAATTTCCCACACCCTCGTCTGAATAGCCCTTACCAGGTCCTTTACACTTGCTATGGACTTATCCCCTGCTACAAGGTTACTAGAGGATTCAACCGACGGTCTACCTCCAGGCCATCCATAGGGGACAACATCCCCAGAAACAGTTCCGCCAGGGGTTAGACGGCCAAATAGGGGCCTGACATCAATAACACTAGAAACATTCCCTACACCGTCAACAGCAATGGTATATAAAGGTAGGAAGGTACGGTTGTAAGAATGGTCTACAGAACTGATATGGATCTTGTATTGGGCCGTCCTTGCGATGGGGACTTTGTAGGTTTGTTCTTCTTGAGTGTTAGGATCTGAAAAAGCTACAAGATCTGTAACAGAAGTGTCCGCGCTCTTAACAAAATCTACCCCAACATAATTGTTTTGCCCTGGAATCCAACTGCCAACCATATTAATGGAAATGTTTGGATTTAGGGATTCAATAGGCTGAGTATCGCTTACGCTAAAAAAGGATCCAGCATCGGTAGCCAGGGGATGGATAACCTTTGCTCCAGCGACCTTTAATCCAAGGTCGACCGCTTTTATAGTCGTAACTAATTCAAACCCTTTAAGTATTTGTGGGGTCGTAGTCCCAACAAGACAATATCCTATAGAGTCAAGGTCATATCGAACAGCGGATTCAACAGCGCGAAGATGTGGTAAATCTACCCGCTGTTGGCCCTGCCAATTAAATTCACGAGTTACGGCCATACAATAAAGATTACCCTTGTTCTAGGTCCTGAGAATCGTTTACATACTGAAAACCAGTAAAGGTAATTAGCCCCATAACCGTTCCTTTAGCCGAAGCTGACCAGGACTGACTTGAAACCACACATTTAGCAACCTGAAAGATAACATTGTCAATCCTACGGTCGGTTACCGAGACTGAAAAATACTTACCAAGGGTCATAGAGTTCCATGTACCAATCATTCCAGCAGCTTCTGCTCCACCGTCTCTTAAAAGTCTATAAATAGAGATACGGCCAGATATAGATAGATGTATATTAGTTATTTCAGCGGGTTCCAGTAGATCTATAGTGTTTATTTCCCTAGTGGGGCTATTGACAGTCCAATCCAAGCTGGCTACACGACCAAAGGGTATACTATTGATTTTTACCAAGAGATGAGGGGATGTTATAATAGAGCTAGACATTTCTTAACCCCTTAAGTTCTTCATCTACGTCATCTTTACCATAAACCTCAACAATATTCGACAGTTTTCCAAGACCAGATAACAAAGAGCCTTCATTTCCTAAACCCCGGTCTGAAGGGTATCTAGTTTCGATGTTTTTGTAAATGCCTGTAGCCGATATTTGATTTATATACCCCAAGAAAGCTTCACGTCCAGCGTTGGATGCTGTTAGCACGAATTCTTTAGAAAAAGATCTATTAGAACTGTAAACACCTCGGTTCACAATAACGATGTCGGTATTAGCATAAGACAAAACATTGGGATCGATGTCTTTAGAGAACCTAAAAGAAGGATCTACCATTATTTCAGTATCGGAGACATGGCCGATACATTTTATAGGGCCTTGCTGATAATCAAAGCCGTATCCAATTATAATCCAGGTATCATTTTCAATTTTGGTACCCCCACTGTCTACTTGAATTGTAGAATAATTGGCTCCGGTTTTTAAGACTTGGTTTAACCCCAGTCTAGTGTTAGTTATTTGATATGGGGCTGTAGGATCTATAAGAGTTGCCCCTACCTCGGTTGGGGTAGGTGCTCTAAACTTTGTAACATTACACGTTCCAGCTATAGCTACAAAGTCTTGGTGCCGATTTTCCATAGGGGTTATGTAAATATAGTTTGAGTCGTTACTTAAAACCCTCCACAGTCCATTTATTCCGTTGTAATTTACCTTATTTGGGTAGTTATTATTTACAGTCCAAGACTTTGTATTCGAATACCACACCCCACCAGCTAAATATCCCCCACCATAGATACACCCTATTTCATCTAGGATAGTAAAAGGTGCTCCAAAGGCTGCGGTAAGGATGGGGAAAAATTCACCATACCTTTTATTACCACTGTAATGCCAGGTCATGGTATTTAAGTCAAGGTATTCGGCTTTTATAGAATTCAGCCCACCAAAAACCATTATTTGATTTTGATCTGGGTTATATGAAACAGTGCAGGAACTATGGGTATCCAACATATCTGGGATCGAAGACCATCCCCCAGTAACTGGATCATATATTTCAGCAGACTTTAGCTCGTTTTGGTTTTGGTTTTCAGACAATGCCGCACTAAAGTTTCCGTGATATCCCACACCCCCTACAACCAAAACCCGTCCATCTGGTAAAACAATACTACCAAAAGCAAACCTCTTATAGGCCATTCTACCTGTTGAGACCGGGGCTACTGAATTGGTAGTTCCATTTACGGTGATAAGTTCACAACTATTAAGGACATTTCCTATAAGAGTGTTGGATGGATGTGTAGCTCCGGGAGTTTCCCACGACCCATTTCTCCCACCCACTACCAAGATCGTTTCGTCGTTCAAAAGGATGCATTGGTGATCTAATCTGGCTGTTTTTAAGGTACCCACCATAGGGGACCAAGAATCTGTTGTAAGGTTATAGAAATAACCTACATCTGTTGCCGCAGTTGCAAAAAATCCAGTCAAAGCCCCTCCACATACCAGAATTGTGTGGTGGGTGGGGATTTCACAAGCCCCCGATTTAATCATATTGTAGGGGGTTGTTGTAGCGATAGATACTGTACTGGAAACTCCATTTGCAAAGTATGTGTTACCATTTACAGAAGTAAGATAGGTGTCAAATCCACCGGCTATAAATAGTTGGTTTTTACGAGTTTCAGACTTTATGGTAATAGCGATGGGGAAGATGGTAGCAAAGGCTGTGTGGGTAAAAGTAGCGGATATAGTAGATCCAACTACATTATTAGTCCTGTTTTTAGTACAAAGATGGAACCAGCCACGATTACTTATAGTCCAACTAGGGTGGCCACTAACCCCTCCAAATGTCCAGGCATATTGGGTCCAGGACGTTGGAGAGTTCTTTTCAATAGCTCCGCTACTGGCCGACCCAAATAGGGCATAAGCCGGGTCAGAACCTTCTAAAAACCAACTTTGAGATCCATATTCACTGTAGGGGGAATTAAAGGGGGTGGTAGTAGAAACGAAGTTGGTTACTTCTAGGCCTTCATTTATTCCTGGGACGGTAGTAAAATCTCCGATGTTTAATCTTCCAATTGCGTAGGATTGGCCTTGATTTTTATACTGGACTAAACTTAAGTTGGTTTCACAGGTATAGGGCGTGTTTAGATAGGCTCCATTGTTTGGGCTTCTTTGTACCGCTTTGGAAGTGGAAGGGATAGATATATTAGCCTCCCCACTGGAAGGATTAACAGCCACCCATCCGGTATCGTTATAACAGTTTATTGTTACATTCTTCACTACAACAAAAGATTCTACAATACTCTGAACAATCGTTGAAGGAAGCCCCGTTGCCGTCGATTTTATGTCAATATAAGAATAGAGATTAGACCCAGAATAGTACTGGTTTACATCTGATATCACCCACGATCCACACACCGAAGCTGGAAAAACGGGGCCGGTTATATTTAGGATATCTCCTGGATAGATTTCGTGGAAATGAAACGGATGTGTTACATGGTCCTGGGCGTGGGACTCAAACCGGACCACCCCTGTTGAAGGATTGGCCACGTGCCAAGTATAGTTATGATCGGCCCCTATGCTAAAAATAGACTCATAGGTGTTTGGATTTTGGTAAAAGAAGGGTGTTCCCCCCGCTTCGAAGGGGACGGCAGTTAGAAGAGTTCCACCAGCAATGGTAAGGCTGGAAGCCAACCCTTTTGACTTTATATATATATATAAAGTATTGTTTATATTAAGAGGTACCGCTTTTATTCCAGCATGTTCAAATTCAATAGTAAGGTCGGCTGCCAGTTCCTGGGTTGTGGCCTGGGCTATGTTTACATAGCGCTCAGAGCTAATGGCTACGGTCTGGAGGCTGCCCCCATCTACCCCTATGGTAAGGGTCATGCCGTCGTATAAACGATAAGGGCCTGGCCCTCCGGCTTTGTGGTAGGCCCTTACAGATTCTTTCCCGTATAAGATATCGGCTATGTTTAGGAAAGCTTCTTCGATTATTTGTTGGTTTGAGACCGAAATAGCCAGATATCTAAAAGACTCGTCAGACAAACCAAGTTTGTATGGTTTGTTTACCCCGACATTGGCTGCGCGAGTATTAAGGAAAGAGTCTGTAGCGGTATATAGGTATAATTGGTTAAAAACGTTTTGGGCTAAATCCCTTACGATCTGGTTGCCGGTATCTAAGGCCTGTATAAAACCTTGCCATTTTGGTTTACTTTTAAACGTTTCCGGAATCCAGTTCATAATGGATTCTGGATTGACGTTATTGACGTTATTGACGGTATTTTCGGCTACGTTTATAGTATCAAAAACAATAGCCGTCGAGGTTAAGGCTACAGATGCCCGATACGAGGTTACGGAACCAGAAATCACTAAGGTGAATTGGCCTTGGGTCAGATTTGTTACCCATAGGTCTAAACAGTGATCCGAAACTGTATTTCTACTGATACTGGAGGTGGTTCCCCCAGTAAGGGTAAAATAACTTAAGCTAAGGGAAGCGTCACTTGGTTTTTGGGTAAACCAAATCCTTACAATACGGGAATCTATAATTTCAAGATTGGAAACACAAAACCATTTTTCAATGGTCGGTACCCCCGTACTTATCGACAGTTCTTTTATGGTTAACATTAAATTCCAATCGTACTGACTGTAATGTCAGAACTAGAATTTATAATCATGGCCTTTTCACCACTTGATATTAAGATTAGGTCGTTAGAGGCATTATAAGTAGGCGATACCACAGCCACCGACGAAACCCCATCTAAAGATTCTATGGCTGATACCATACCCGACAAGGGGATATTCACCCCAATCGGTTGGGAGTTTATATATCCAGCTATGGTGGATTTTACATTGTCAACAATGTCTCGATTAGATACATTGCTTGTTAGTCTGACCGCAACCGATATTTGGATTCGCTTAATAGTAGGCCCGGCGAACTGGATATTCGCTCCTTCTGCTGCCATACCTGGGTAGTCCTCGGGGGCCGCACGATCTCCATAAACCACCTTTTTAGATTCGGCGATAAGCCCTGTATTATATCTATAGGCGTCTCGTCCATGGACAATGGTCTGATCGAATCCCATCTTTCCTAGAGACTGAATAATTGTTCCTGCGGACTCAGAATACATATTATAGTCGTCATCGTTGTCAAGAAGCATATAGGCGGAAGCATTTCCAGTAACTGCGGGGAGGATTCCTAGAACCTTTTTAATCCCCCACATTGGAGTAGAGGTACTAACCCCAACTTTTTCAATATTTGTATTTAGATATCCACTGAAGACGACGGTAGCTTTATTGGTTACATCAAGATGAATATCGGCGGGAGATCCTTCAAAATTATCCCCAATACTTGATACCGTCCAAGATCCTTTATTACCAATCCCAAATTCGTCGGTCAAGAAGGTAATAGTATCCCCAGGCATAATGGAGTCTGCGGAATAGCATTTTATACCAGCCCGGACTTGTTCTTCTTGTGTATTTGGAGTATGAATCCACAACACAACACAACTTTCATTTTCTCCAACTCTTAGGATCTTAAAGACTCCACAATTCGCACTAGAAACCGTAGTAGCGATTGTTGAATATATTCTCACATACCCGGACTCATTTGGGGCTTCAACATCTCGGTTCATACCTTTGTAAAGTATAATGGCTGTGTAGTCTCCAATCTTCTCAAAACCGACATAATTTAAGGCGTTTTGAGCGATGTGGATCTCTCTATAAACAGGGGATGTAGCTATAATGTCTCCGTATCTGCTTATATACTGAATTTTATTGTTGTCCCCCCAAGTGTTGGTGAAATTGTTGACTTTGGACGTGTTATTCGTATTAGTTAATTTTACCCATTGACCACCAGTAAAACCATCGGTTTCAGCATCGTTAATTTGAACCGTAAGGGCCTTTTTAATGGCTAGTCCGCTATATTGAGATGGTTGGGCCGACCCCAATACTTGGGCTGTAGCCATATTGGCTTTACCACCCTCAACAAATACCGACCCCTCTCGTCCTAGGACATTGGATGATATTTGGACCTTTTCGTTATAGTTTGAAGTGACGATTGAAGCACAAGTGCTAAGTCCAGTAATAGCCTTGGTGTTTAACCATTTTGTGATATCTTTTGCAAAAGCAGGGCCAATATAAAAAATTTCATTAGAAAAATCATTAGCATACGAAGACAGAGTGGTGTCAACCGATTTTTTCAGAGTGAAACCAGTAGGGTCGGATATTGTAGCAGGGTTTGTAGTGGTTGAGACCCAGTTAACCCCGTCCTTTAACCTGAAATAGGTTGGAGTCGACTCCCAGGTAGGAGCAGTTACTGTAGCAGGCCCCGATCCAGTAAACACCCCTGATATAGGACATAGGGGTAGACCATTCATGGCCGTTACTAGTGTGCTAATGTTACTGTTATTTGATGCCCAAATTTGGAATGATTCCGACAAATCTTCGTCTTTTTTAAATTTGAATTGGGTGGATCCAGTAACGTTCGCTATATCGGGGGAAAGAGATATCGTTTCGATCCATCTAAAGTTAGTGTCTACGGCTGAAATCCTAGACACAGTTCCTGGGAAGTGTTCTATAAAATCGGTCACACCTGTTTCTGAAAAATCGCTGTATTGAGAAATATCAGACAACTTAAACCAGTCGTTTACGGTGGTGGCGTTATCAAAACGTTCTTCGGCAGTTGCACACAAAGATACCGATCCTGGGTTTGTAGCAGTCCCCCAGCTAGATGTACCATCATGGAGTTTTAAGGCCTTTACTGTTACCGTATCGTATCCTGCCCCAGCAGTCACAGACTGAACGACGAATTGTCCAGAAAGAAGGGTGGTAGGGGAGGGGGCTACGCCTTGGTAATATAATACATCCGACTCTTCAACCCCAGTTGAGCCAGCCCAGCTTGGCCAGGTCAATCGAAGGGAAGTCACGGCCCCGCTAGTCGCCCTAGATCCTTGACTTACTTGGAATCCCAGAGCAAACAAATTCTTTTGAACCGTGTTGTCGCTTGAAACAGGAGTGGCGGTCCACATTAGACGAGTAGATGGGACGATAGTAGAAGAAGTCCTTTTAGCTCCAGCAGGAAGGGCTAGATCGACTGTTATTTGAGGGGCGTCTAGGAAAGCGTGTGTTCTATCCTGAACAACATTGGTAGAATAAGACAACGATGTTGAAGCGCCAATCGGGGGGACAAACCTTACCCCAACAGAATTTCCTTCTGCACCATATCTAGAATATCTCCACAATACCCGAAGTGTAGCATTGGCAGCATTACTGATAGCCCTAGCCCTGGATAATAAAACAAAATCGTTGAAAGAATAGATATTTCCAAAAGCTGCTTGGATTTGGTTGTTGTTATTATCCCCGTCCTTTAGATAGATAGTATTCCCATAAGTAGAATCGTTGGGGATTACCTTTCGGAACATGGGGACGGTATATCTCTGAGTATCAGTATTCCCGTCAATGGTTAAAATAAGTTTATCATTGTAAGCAAACTTCATCGGCTCCATAAGTGCAACCGGATGGCCTGGAGTGTATTCCTGGGTACTTGATCTAAGAGAAAATAGGCTGGTGGCGGTTACTGGCTGTTGAAGTAATGGGTCTGTCACGGTTCCAGAAGTAGAAACCGAAGATATTTTGTTGCGTGTATTCTTTATATTCCCAAAGTGGGTTGAATTTAGAGCTTCCGACCCCATCATATAGGACTTTAACCCTAAGACAGTAGCTTGGGGATCTATATCGTAGGTCCATTTTAATACACTGGAGGTTTGTCCAAATCCTAGAACCCCTGAAGATGTCTCCCCAGTATTATATATAGTAAAGTCGAAAGGAGTTTTTAGATCACTGGATGAAACTGTGGTAGCTAGTTGGGCTATTTTACTAGAGGCTAGTGTTGTCCCTAGACTTGGTAGTATAAAGTCTTTATCAATTGGAAGGATCGCCCCGTCTATAAGGGACGGGCTGCTTAGCCTTATCTTGGAAGTTTTATATACTTCGGCTTCTGCATGTATTTCGTTGGAATTAATAGCGTCACTTAAAGTTGATGCCATATAGCTAACACCGCTATTCGTATCAACCAAGATTTTTTGAGGAGGGGTTTCAGATCTGGTTACTATTAGACGGTCTGTCGATAGAATCACTGAACTGAATAGCGGGTTGGGCATTAGCCAGGAATTTAAGGTAGCGTCATATAGAGTAGTAATCGCGGCCGGTGCTCCAGACGTTCGGTTGTCTAATACGTCTACCGTATTTTTATATACAGTAGGAACACCACCGAACCACGCGACAGTATCTGTCGAGTTTCCCGTTAGCCCAACCCCTACACAACCACTTAGGCCAGGGATTTGGTTGGAGAAAGTGTTTGTAGCCGTCTTGTCCCATTCTGTTCCATCAAAGATTAGATTGACCCCCTTATTCTCTCCAGCAATTGTCTGGAAAGAAGCGTTAAACAAACAAACCTTCCCAGTAGTAAGAGATCTTCCTAGTGTAGGTTGACATACCCTAACTTTTTCTCCAGCCGTCCAACTTGAACCAGCGTTAATGGATGTAGTCCCCCCCCACGTATCGGTGGTCGCTAGATAAGTATTAAAGGTTTCTTGAGCGGCAGATTCTTGGAACTGATTATCTAACCTAGGATAACCCAAGTCTCCTATAGCAATAAGCCGGTTAGCGCTAACTGTTTGAAAACCAAAGAAGGCTCTACCAACGGGCATGGCCGAAATTCCAGCCCAGCTATGGGAAGAGGCTGTGTAACGTTCGGCGGTTGCTAGGGTAATAAGGTTGCTTCCAGAAAAATTTACCCCGCCTGCAACAATAACGTCTCCACCAGCCAAAACAATAGCTGAATGACCATATCTTGTAGAAATCATGGTTCGCGGATTAACATAGGCATTTGACCCAGCGTTATATTCTACGGTGGTGTTAAGGGGGTAAGCCCCACTCCATCCCCCAACTATGAGAACAAAGCCCGACGCTAATAAGACGGCCGTGTGGTGGGCACGTGCTTCAGACAAGGCGGTCACAGCCGACCATATGTTAGCGACTGGATCGTATATTTCCGCAGAACTAATTACTACCCCAGATGAATTAAAGCCACCACAAACATAAACCCTACCATCCCCTAGTAAAGTAGCGGTATGATACGCCCTAGGGGTAATCATAGCCGCCGTGGGTGTGTACACACCTGTGTTTGGGTTGTATATTTCGGCTGTTTTGATAACGTTGCGGCCTTTTAGTGCTCCTTGTGCTCCTATACCAGGCCCCGGTATAGAAAGGCCACCTACCAAAAGGACTGTAGATAATTTGCCGGTGGCTGGAGTTAAGGCTGTGGCAGTATGCCCAAACCTACCGGCTACAGACTGTTTAGCTTCGAAGGTTATAGCTTGATCAGTTTCGGTCCTGAAGGGTTTATTACTCCAAGTTCCAGAAAATCCTGGGTCATTAAACAGAACCCAGTCCCCTTTTTTACAGTTAGGGGTAATAGGGTGAACGTCAGCAACATAAGAAGATAAAGTTGGGGTAGTGGGAAGAGCCGTTGTATTAGCTCCTATAAAGCTGTTTTCTAGTTTTTTAGCACTAGGATCATCGATAGTTACCCAATAGTTAGAATCGCTGGTAACATTGATTCCATCGGAAATCGTTGGGGTTTGGACATAGGCTTCAGGCCAATTTGTGCCTAGGGTTAAAGTGTCCCCTTCCACCAGA